TATGTATTATTATACTTATTACTTTGTTTATTTACTTATTAAGTAATTAAAATAAGAGATGTAACTTTTTGTTACATCTTATGTTGATTCACTATCATCACGCGCGACGCAGGGCGACGCAGGGCGACGCAGGGCAGTGTCGAATGTGGCGAGTTTATAAAAATTAATGCTTATTAACTTGTATTTGTGGATAACATTGATTATATTTACATAAAATATTCAGATTTATGAAACATATAAATAAACTTTACTATTCAGAATTAGAAAAACTAATAGGTAAACAAATTAAGTTTTCCTATGGTAAAAACGACTATTGGAAACGCCCCGATAGTATTTTTGTGGGCGAGTACGTTGGCGATGAAAATGGCAACGACATACACAACAAAGATTTTGATGAAACTTCACAAATACTTTTATGGGGATCAGATCAGTGGGTTGATTTAGAATATGCTTTAGCTAATCTTGTATGTGAAGATAAGAAATACTATTTATATGATGAAAAAAATGATGTTCATTATATGGGTGACTCAGATGAAAAAGAACTTGAAGAAATAAAAAGAATAGAAAACGAGAATAAAATTAAATAAAGAATATGATAAAAACAGATGAATCAATTAAGTTTAAATTAAAAGAAACAATATTTAATACAGTAAGAGTTCATTGGGCTTGCTGTGATAAAATAAGAGCTGGGTATAAAGATTTTGATACTAAAGATGAAGCAATGTTATTTGTAGAAACATTAAAAAGATATGGTATATGAGAGATATATTACATTCTGAAAAACTCAGCAAAGGAGACAACATGAAAGTCTTTAGTGAAGTATACGATAGAATAAGCTCAATCGTAGATGAACGGGTAGAAATGGAAGTAAAAACTTTCAATATAAAACCTGATGACAGCGATGTGTTGAATGATATCACAGCTAATCGCTCGAAATATTATTATAATGAAATACTTGATATCGTAAATCTAGTTTTAAACAAATGGAAAAATTAGTTAATGTGGAATCAACCACCAAAAAAGAAAAACTGTGGGCGAAGTTAGCCGATTACAGTGCGCCTCACGTGATAAATGTATTTACAGGTGAGATTGGATTTATAATGCCATACATGAAGGTAACTATTGAGGGAGGAGAATTGAACGCAGTATACACTGATTCAAATCTATATCCGGATATAACAGACCAAGACATCGACACAATCTTAAAAGATGGTGTTTTAGAGGGTATTAGAAAAATTGCGTATACAAGGTCATGGAGTAAATTAAAAGCACTGAGAGAGCATTTATATTTGAATAAATCTCGAGGCGCATTTAAAAAATACAAAGAAAAAGAATTAGAAATAACGCAATTAATATCTAAAATGAGACAATTAAAACATACAAAAAAGTTAATTTTAAACTCATGAGATACAAAATAAATATTTACCACGGAGGCGAAGGCGACGATGAAACATGGTACGCCGAAACAATCAGTGATGCAAAACGTATCGCTTTCAGAGGGGAGCATCAGGAAATTATAGACACTAAAACAAATAAAATTATTGAAATATGAGTATTTATTCTAAATTATTCGATATCCAACAAAAAATTGGAGCAATATCAAAGGACCAAAAAAATCCTTTTTACAAATCAAAATATTTTGACATTAACAGTCTTATAGCACAAGTTTTGCCACTTTTAAAGGAGCATAAGATATTACTTTTACAGCCTATTGATAACGGAACTGTGATGACTAGACTTGTAGATGTTGAAACAGGTAATTTCGTTGAAGGAGGCATACCTCTTTCCGATATTCCTGATCCTCAAAAAATGGGAGGAGCAATAACATATTACAGACGTTATAGCCTCGCTTCATTGTTAGCATTACAAGCTGAAGATGATGATGGTAATTCAACCATAAATTCTGCAGTTAAAAAACAAATGCTTTCAAACGATGGACTTCAATATCTTCTGAAGAATGGAACTGTAGAAGAAGCGAAAAAAGCTTTACAAACCAGAACCGTAATTCCTGAACATAGGAAACTAATAAGAGATAAATTCAAAATTTAATTATAAAACATCCAAATGAAATATAAAGAAATAATTAATACTCTTCGTATAGATGAGGAGTATTACAATGGTATAGGTAAAAAATATTTATCTAATTCCAATATAGAAGTTTTAAGAAAGAACCCTAAAGATTTCAAAAAGGAAACTGAGAAAACAGTGGACATGATAATGGGTAATGCAGTCCATGAACTAACATTCTTTGGTAAAACCGATTTGACATCGATCGATGCATCAAGTCGTAATACAAAGATATATCGTCAAAAAGAAATAGACGGTCACGTTCTTCTTGCTAAAGAAATGGAACAATGTAAATTAATTTCAAAAACTCTGAGGCAAACTAAAGCAGCAGACATTTTGTTTGACGACAAAAATATTTATGAAGAGCCAATGATCAAAGATATATTTGGCAATGGTGTTCTTTGGAAAGGAAAAGCAGATATTATAAGCCCTGTGGTAAATAAAATTATTGATTTAAAAACCACAAGTAATATAGATGCTTTTGGAAGTAAAGCTAGGCTTTATAATTATGATAGCCAAGCTTGGATATATCGAGAATTATTTAATCTTGATGTAATGTTTTTTGTGATCGAAAAAGGATCACTAAGAATGAAACAAATTGACGTCTCTGACGAAACATTAGAAAAAGGCAAGATGAAAGCTATGGAGGCTGAACAGAATTATCTTGACATGTACGTCAATAAAACGATTGATCCAACTCAATTTGTTGAGTATGGGATCATTTAAAAACGACAGTGTAGAACCGATGATAATAAGTAGTATCATCATATTTATTTATTTTTATTTATTTATTTTTTAATTATGATCAAAGCAAACATTTCAATTAACCTGACCAAACTTGGTCAAAATCAAGCAAAAATTTCTACGTCAAAAAAAGGCGAGAAGTGGGCAAATTTAGAGATCGCAGTCAAAGACGAGGTCGATCAATATAATCAGAACATTTCTGTAAAGTTTTCTAAAGACAAAAACAATCCTGATGAAGCACCTATATGGTTGGGCAATGGATCAACTTATTGGACAGACGGATTAACTCCAAAAACTTCAAGAGAAATGTCACAACCTGCACCAAAAGGAGCAAATTTTGAGCCTGCAGGAGAACCAAATGAAGTAGCAGATGACCTCCCTTTCTAATATAATAGGAAAAAGAAACGAAAAGGTCAAGGCTGTAGTGGAAAGAGTCTGTGAATGGCACGGGCTCTTCCCTCATGCTTTATTCAAGAGAGGAAGAAAGAGGCCTTTAGTAGAAGCTAGACAAGAAGCATGGTATTTTATAAGGAGAAATGTCAGATCTATGAATGGATTAAAAATTTCTCTGAATGAAATAGGCAGTTGCGCAACACTGTGGGATATAAAGGAGCTATGGGATCATGCTTCTGTATTACATGCGGTAAGATTGATAGATGGAAGAAGAGATGTAGATAAAATGTACGATTCACATATGGAAAAAGCTGATAAAGAAATTTCAGATCTTATAAAAAATATGGATAGTACACAATTAGATTCATACAACCCTACTTTACATTATCATGAAATGCTCGCACATTTAACTTATAATTTGTGTGAGAGAAATGATTCAGAAGAGGTGGACTTTTTAATCAAAACTTTAAATGAAAAAAGAAACAACGAAACATCCAATCAAGATACATTCGAAAATCTTGAAATGGAGGTGGTACAAGGAGCCATTAACTAAATCAGTATTTTTTCATTTATTAATAACAGCATGCCAAGATAAATGCTTACAAAATGACGCATTAGTCACAAGGGGAGAGGTTATGACTTCTTACAGAAAGTTGGCTGAAGATCTTGGTATGACTGTTTCACAAATCAGAACTTCCTTAACAAAATTAAGTCAGACCGGAGAGATTGACACAGTAAAATCAAAACGATTTACAAAAATCACTCTATTAAATTATGAAAACTATCAAGCAGATATTATAGCTACAGATTTTTTAGTCAAGCATGAGAACAACAATAAAATGTTTTTACGAATGGCTTTAAAAGATATTGCATGGCAGGAAATGCTATGCATGCATAATAAAATTACAGTAGGGCAAATGAAGTTTATGCTCGAAAGATTTTTAAAACATATTGAGTCATCAGATGATCGTAAGCCAAGTTTCAAAGAATTCAAGACGCATTTTACAAATTGGCTTCGTTATCAAAAGGTAAAAGAACATGAAGTAAAAAGCCAAGACATATACCAATTTCAGTGGAACGGTCAGGCTTTATTAACTGGTACAAAAGAACAATATGAACGTGCAAAAAAAACTTATGATGTGGATGGTTTCAATTTCAAACTAATAAAGATTATAAAACAATGAACGAAATAAACGGGTTTACAATAAAAACGTATAATCAATATGGATTCAAACAGGATGCTAAAACAGACAAATGTCCTTTGTGTTCTCATACCAGAAAGAAAAAGAATGACAAGTGTGTTATGCTTGACTGGGAAAGAGCTCTTGCTACCTGTCAACATTGTGGAAGCGTTATGCAAATGCACGAATATGAAAAAAAAAATCAAACTAAAACATACATCAGACCTCAGCCAAAAGAATTTAACGATCCAAATGAAAAAGTAATAGCTTGGTTTAAAAGCAGGGGCATATCTATTGATACCATAAGATATTTAAGAATTAGTGATGGATTAGAGTGGATGCCACAAACAAAGCAAGAATGTCACACAATTCAATTTAATTATTATTTAGATTCTCAAATAATAAACACAAAATTTAGAGATGGGCAGAAAAATTTTAAAATGGTTAAAGATGCTGAGAAAATATTTTACAATTTAGATTCGATAAGATTTACAGAACAAGTGGTTATTGTTGAAGGCGAAATGGATGTAGCTTCTGTAATAGAGTCTGGAATAAAACATTGCATCAGTGTTCCAAATGGCTTTACTTCTCAAGGAAATATAAATCTTGATTTTTTATCTGACTACTATGAGTTCTTTGAAAATAAAAAAAAGATATATCTCTGCGTTGATAATGACGAAGCAGGGCGAAAAGGACAGGCTGAACTAATCAGGAGGTTTGGAGCTGAGATATGTTATCTTGTGAATTTAAAAGATTGTAAGGATGCAAACGAATATTTATTAAAATATGGGAAAGAATCTTTGAGAGAAGCAATCGTTATGGCTCCTCAATGTCCATTAGAAAACGTAGTCACAGCTAAAGATGTTGCAAACGATTTAGAAAATTTTTATTTGAATGGACATCAGAAAGGTTTTGGTGTTGGACTAAAAGAGTTTGATAGTATATTTACCACTTACACAAAACAATTTATTGTTGTTACAGGATTTCCATCTTCTGGTAAATCTGATTTTGTTGATCAAATGTGTGTTGGTTATAATATGTTACACGGATGGAAAGTCGCATACGCTTCAACGGAGAACTTTCCAGCTTATCTTCATGTTGATAAAATAGTTAGAAAGTTTTATGGAAACAAACCTGATGAAACACAAGTTAAAAAAACAGAATGGTCAAATACTGTAGAATATGTAAGTAATAATTTTTTTCATATAAATTATGAAGATGGTTACGATTTAGACAAAGTTTTAAAAAAAGGGGAAGAGCTTGTTAAAAGAAAAGGGATACGATGCCTTGTGATTGACCCATACAATAAAGTCAGATATAAAGATGGTAAAAACTTAAGCATAAATGACTATACAAATGAATATCTAAATAAGATTGACAGCTTTTGTAAAAAACACGACATATTAGTAATATTGGTTGCTCACCCGACCAAACCTGAAAAGATAGATGGTAAGTTACAACCACCAACATTCTATGATGTAAAAGGTGGAGGGGAATTTTATGACATGAGTCCTCATGGAATATTGGTTCATAGGGATAGGACCGAAGATGGACTGCAAAATAATTTAGTAACCATAAAAGTTTTAAAAGTAAAGTTTGCGAATTTAGGAACAAATGATGCTCATTGTAACTTTGTGTGGAATGTTAACAATGGCAGGTATGATAGCATCAAAGAAGAAATACCACAGTGGGATAATAGCAATTGGTTAAAAAATAAATCAAATAAGATTAAACAAACTGTATTAATTGATAAAGAATTAAATGAAATCCAAGACTCTATTTTCTAAAAACATTAAATACTTTGCTCCATCAAAAGAAATGTATGAGGCAACAAGTTATTGTTTTGAAAACGACATAAAGGCCTATATAGTAAGGTTTGGGAAAGAATTCATGGTTGAGTTAGATTATAAAGGTATAGTCAAAACAGGTAAGGTTCTTTATAAAAAACAGAAGGAAGCAGAAAAAGCTATATGGATCTTATATTTAGACATTTATAATAGATTAAAAAATAATTCGTAACTTAATGCCGTATGATTTTAAGAATTAGGTACTTATGCAAATCAAAAGCACCATAGAATTGGTAAAACAATTTAATAAATCGTTTGGCGTAAAAGCCAATAAACAACCAGAAGTTCTTCAGGAAGAAGATTGGACTCTCAAAGCCAAGCTAATGACCGAAGAACTTTCTGAATATATTGAGGCATGTAAAAACAATAATCTAGTCGAAATATCAGACGCAATTGTTGACATGCAATATATTTTGTCTGGAATCATCATTGCTCACGGATTAGAAAATGTATTCGAAAATCTTTTTCAAGAAGTTCATGAATCAAACATGAGTAAGCTAGAAAATGGGAAAGCTTTGAGGCGAGATGATGGCAAAGTATTAAAAGGTAAAAATTATTTTAAACCTGATTTAACAAAAATTCTAAAACAATGGATCTAGAAAACAAAATAAAAAAAATAATCGGATATAAAACTTGGAGCGTCGAAAAAAAAGTTGATGAATTACTTCGGATAGACCACGAGCTATATATGGGAATTGGTATTGATTCAACAAAAAAAGAAGTTTCTGAAAATAAGAAAAAAAGCAGAAAGATATATAGAGCAATAGCTCAAATCAGTCCTTTAGATGGTTATATTCTTGAAGCACACATGATGGAAAAAGAATTAGTTGTATAATGAGAAAGTCGGCTGATTTTTTGAATTATTATTTCAATAAAGAACTCTCTCCGCTTCTTGATGAGATTTATGAAGATTGTTTAGATCAGTCACACGATACAGCGAAAAATAATATCAACAAGTTTATTTATAGGCTACAGGAGTTAAGAAGACATTTGCATGACAACAATGAATGAAGAGCAAAGGAAGTATGCCCTTGATCACTATGAAGCGGGGTTTACTAATAAAACTTTGCTTGCTAAAATGATGATTGAGAAATATAAGCTTGACATGCCAGTCGAAAAGCTCAGACGTTCACTATCATCATGGCTAAACAGGAACGCTATAAAAAAGGAAAACCCTGCATTAGCAGAAGAATGCGAAACTGTTGGCATTGATCCGAACGATGTTCGGCACGCTTGGTACAAAGGAGAACATTGGAGTATAAATTTTAAGCCAGGATCCTCTGGACCAACATTTGAGGAAATGTTAAAAGAACACATAGAAGATGTAAAAAACCACACTTTTAATTATGAACCGATTGTCAGAAACAACTATCCTGATGCTTGCTTACTTGTTATTGATCCTGCTGATGTGCATATTGGCAAATTAGCGAAAAGCTTTGAAACAGGAGAAGATTATAATAGTCAGATCGCAGTTCAAAGAGTAAAAGATGGCGTTCAGGGTATACTAGATAAAGCAGCTGGATTTAATATTGACAAAATATTATTTATAGCTGGTAATGACATTATGCATATAGACACACCTAGAAGAACAACGTCAGCAGGAACGCCTCAAGATACAGATGGAATGTGGTATGATAACTTTTTATTAGCAAAAAGGTTGTATATTGATGTTGTTGATCAGCTTATGAAGGTTGCAGATGTTCATTTTACCTTTAATCCTTCTAACCACGACTATCAAAGTGGATTTTTTTTGGCTGACTCTATAAGTTCATGGTATAAAAAATGCCAGAATGTAAGTTTTGATGTTAGTATTGCACATAGAAAATATTATCAATATCACAATAATCTTATCGGTACCACTCATGGTGATGGTGCGAAAACACAGGATTTACCTTTACTTATGGCACAAGAAGCAAAAGAGCAATGGGCACAATCTAAAAACAGATACGTTTACATACATCACATACATCATAAAATGGCTAAAGATTTTATTGGCGTTACTGTTGAGGCTTTGCGATCACCTTCTGGAACTGACTCATGGCACCATAGAAATGGCTATCAACATGCACCTAAAGCAGTTGAAGGATTTATTCACTCGAAAGAGCATGGACAATTAGCTAGAATAACACATTTATTTTAATTATGTTTGAAGTTGTATTTTTCCCTTTATATGGATTAACAATAGGAATTAACTATTGGAATAGTTCTATGGATCAATGGCCTGATTGGATGGAAGAACCAAAAGATGAGGAAGAGCAACATATGATTCAAATATTTTGTTTTGTCTTTGGATTTTCATTAATTTGGTATCGATGATTTTTAATCATTGTTTTAGAGTCTGATTATGGAAGAACGCCTGGTAAAATATTGCCAGGTGTTTTTTTGTAATTTAGCTTTATGTTCAATGATAAGATATTTTATAGTGTACCCCCAACTTTAGAACAAGAGATTATGATAATATCATTTCTTGAAGAAAAGAAATATTATAGTCTTCTTGAAAATAATCATATGTATGTTTTTTTAAGCAATAAACCAGAAGAAGTTTTTTTCAAACTATATAAATCTTCAAGAGTAAAACATATGTGTCTTGAATATAATTTTACAGAACAAGAGGTTATAGATTATTTTTTTCATTCTTTTAACTTTTATCAAGAACTTCGTGAAGTTTTATACTGGAACAACATAGGTAATTATAAAAAATATGTACCTTGTACAGGTGAGATCAAAACTACAGCAGGAGTGGAACAAGTTGTAGAAAATGAATGTGTATTCGCTAAAACAGAAAAAGAAGCGGAGTTACTATTCAAAGACATTGGATTTAACGATCTCATGTATGTAGTAGATCTTGATGAATAAATTTCCTTGCACATCTTGCGGAGCTTGTTGTAGAAGACTCAATATAGTCCCCAAAGAAATATTACGTAAAAATGGATTGAAAGCCGATTCAACAGGCAGATGTCAGCATTTGTTAAAGGATAATAAATGTAGAATATATAACAATAGACCTCAAATGTGCGTTGTTGATCATAGAAAAACTAACACAAACCCTGATATTTATTACAAAACAGTTGCGGACACCTGCAATCAATGGATGGATGAGGATAAATCCCCATACAAAAGAGTAAAATTATGAGACGGAAGAAATTAAAAAATCGACAAATAACTCGGTCGCAGAAAGTAAAATATAAAGGTGTGCAATTTGCCTCAAAATTAGAAGCATACATGTACAAATTATTGTGTAAAGAAAAAATACCTGTAAATTACGAAGGGAAAACATTTTCATTAGTTGATGGGTTTAGTTTTACAAACGCAAGCTACGAGAAAACTCGTGTAAAGAAATACTTGCATGATAGGGGCAACAAGAATGTATTGCCGATCAAATATACGCCAGATTTTTTAGATATTCAGGACCCCCCTAGGTTCATTATTGAATGCAAAGGTAATCCAAACGAATCGTTTCCTATACGCTGGAAGCTTTTTAAGAGGTATTTAATAGAGAAAAACATAAAATCTGACCTTTTTATGCCTAGAAACCAAAAAGATTGCGCAGAAGTCGTTAAAATAATTAAAGAATTAATTATTAATTAGAGATTTTTTAATTGCGTCATCTAATTTTCGCCTTCTTAAAACCTTATCGGCTTCTTGTTTCGGCTTTCTCACTATAGGATTTTGCTCTTTCTTCTTTTGTTCTACGTTTGGTTTTGTTGTCAAATAGTCTCTTTCTATTTTACCTCTAAGTATTCTATTAAAAGTATTAAGATCTGCTGAAGGAACAATAGTGTTCAATAAAGTTGTGTAAGATAAAATGTCAGCTGCTTTCTGTCCATATTTACGCACGTATCTATCCTTACCTAAATTCATGTAAGGTGGAAACTTACTTGTTTGAATATATTTGAGTGATTGATAAACGTCAACCATATCTTGAGCCATCAAAGTATAAAGACCAGCATTATTAAATATACCATCAGCAATAGCGATATCAGTTATAGGGCCTCTTTCTTCATCGAATATAGACCTAGCAAAAGGACTGTAAACATTTAATAAATCTGGATCACCTCCTAATTCTGAAGATAATTTATTTAGTGAAGAATACATTAACTCTGATGCAACTTGAGGCACAGGTAAGGGTGACATACCATCAAACAAAGATGTGGCAAATTCCTTAGAAATATTTCTTTTGTAATTATTTAAAGAAAACTGGCTTTCTTTCATCCATTCATATCCTGATGCACCAGCATAAGCTTCATATATTTTAGCAGCTTCATCAATCTCTTCATCCCACCCAAGCAAACCAGCTATCTCGTCTTGCATTCCTTTAGCAAAAGCCATTGAAAACATTGGGCCTAATGCTTTGAAAACACCTATTTCAATAGCAGCTGAAGCTAATCTTCTCCCTGCGTTTGCTTTGTCTGTAGAAGATGCAAAGTCATCAGATAATATACTCAAATCATTTGCTATACCCACCTTCCTATTGTTTTGAAATCTTCCGAAAAGGAATAAAAAGTTTGCAAGCGTTCTTTTGTTTTCAGTATTTCCTTGACCGTAAACACCCAAGCTATTCCACTCATCAGATTGAGTCTGAGATCTTCCTACCTGCTCATCAGCATATGCAACAGCTTTTTTGTTTATATTATTAGCAGCATATTCAAAGAATTCCTTATCACTAAGCTTCTGTGTTTCTGGATTGTTTCTATGTTCGTAATCCATATAAAAAGCAAGAAAGGTATTGTTTGCTGCCAATCTATCCGTCTGCGCTAAAAAAGCATCCATGAGCTTTTCTGAAACATTATCCAAACCTTTGAATCCTTTTTCAACACCTTTACCTAATATGGTTTTAGATGTTTCCTGTGCCATACTATCTAAAAACTCTGTTTGTATTTTTGATTTACCCGTCCTTCCTTGAGTTAAAGATGCAGACAGCAAAGCTTGTTGATTCCTGTCATTAGCCAATGTTCTACCATCTTGTCCAAACGTAAAAGACAGGATTCTTTTAGTCATAAAAGTTCTCGCCTTGTAATTTAAGTTAGGAAGCTGCGCCAATGTCGCTGAATAATATTGCTTCGGTCTCATCGAAACACTGGTTAATCTTTTTGCTGATGCGATTTTTGCAATAGTTCTTCCTACCCTTGCAAAATTTCTTGCGACAGTATTCTTTTTTCTCTGATTTACACTTACTCTATTTATACGATCTACTTTTTGTTGTAGAGTAGCTAGTAAATAATCTCTCATTCTAGTAAAATCTGTAGCCTCACCTCTACTTCCAATTCCTTTTGTTGCTTCTAAATCAAAAAAGCTTTCAAATCCTTTGGATTCATAAAAACCTTTCAGCTTGAAAACATCAGCCATGGTTTCCATTTGCATTCTTCCACTAGCTAAAAGATCAAATAAAACATTTTCATAGTTTTCAAAATTAAGGTCACCTGCTGGCTTGCCTAGCTGAGCTGATGACTCTTTCATTGTGCCTGTAGATCTGTTAAAGTTTGTGTTTGTGGCATCATAATCAGTAACAAATCCTTCACCAGCACCTTTGTTTTCACCAACATTAGAATAAACTGTTGGTAGATATTTTTCAAACTTAGTTGGTACACGACCATGAAAATTTTTCATAAAGTCATATACCTTTTTTGTGTCTTGATTAAACAAGGAGCGTAAATGTTCTACTCCCTCTTTGTTAAAAGATTCAGCTCTAGTTTCTACAGCAGCATAATCCTGAGCATTCAAAACTATCTTATCGTAAACTTTTTGATAAAGAGCTTGCTTGTCTTTTAGTGATTTTGGAGAGCTATCTTCAGCCATTTCGTTTATGTGCTCCTGAAGACGCATTTTTTTAGCTTCAAACTGAGTAATTATGCTCTCTTGTTTTGATAATCCTTCAAGACCAGTGTCTTCATATTTGCCTAAAAAGCTCATGAAATGACGCTCTAACAAGTTTTCGTCTTTAAAATAAACTTTTTGTTTTACCTTTTCAGAAAGATGATCTAAGTTGTTATAAGATTGTCTAATTAAATCTACTTCTTTTGAGTTCCTAGCAATAGACGCATCGATATTATTAGAAACAGTAAGCAGAGGCTGCTTCATTGAAGATCGCTTGAATAAGTTTGATAATATATGATTCGTTGTAGCAAACTCATACCCTTTAATAGTAAATAAAGATTCAAGCCAAGTTTGTGGTTTTATTTTTTTATTTTCAAGGTCAACAGGCGTTCCTAATCTAATTTGTTTTACTAATTCCATTGAACCATGCAATTCGTTTGCCATTTGTGAAATAGCAATCGACTCAAAAGCGCTTGGGTTTTCTTTTATATCAATAAGTTTATTTACAAAACCATCAAGTTTAGCTCTCTCCTTGGTATTTAAATCTCCTTCTCTAACATATGATAAGTATTCAATTAAGTTTTGAACGTCCTGTGGTGCTCGAGTGAAATGGTTGTCATCCCCCAAAGTTTCTACACCTTCTTGGAATGGTATTTTATTTGAGACAGCTGTTCTGAAACCTGTCAAAATACTAGCTGCATTTCTATATTTTCTTTCTTGATCATTTTCAGCAGGAGCCATTCGAACCTGATCCTGTATCATTTGACCAAAGTTTGCATAATCTTGTTCGGTTGCATTCTTTGGATAAACAACTTCATCTTTGATTCTGCTTTCGATTCCTGCGGACTCAAACATTTGATAATTACCCCTATGCTGTGTTATAACTACAGGCACTCCAAATTTATCAGCAGTCTTCTGAGCTTTTTCAAGAATTGCTTTTCTCTTCGATAAATAATCAGCAGAATTTTGTCTATCAAGCTCGTCAATCTTTTTTATTTTTTCTTCATTGCTTATAGCAAATTCAACTTCTTGACCTTTTATAGTTGGCTGTGAATATATCTGGTCAGATATATCAACTCCTTCAACGAACTCAATTCCCATCAAGCCATTTTCTCTTGAAAGAATAACATCGCCGTTTGAAAGCAATTCAAATTCTTTTTCACTTCTGCCTGGAGTAAGCTGTTCTTTCATTTTATTTTTGCTAAAATAAAACTTACCATTTCTATTTCCCATGTCCCACTTAGGGTCTGAAGTAAAGAAAACAGCATTCTCACCTCCTTGTTGATCAGGCGTGTCAGACAATGTTTCTGTGCCAGATTGTTTCGCTTTTTTATTTGTAACAAGTCTATCACCTGATATCACATTATCAATGTCTGTTGTAGAATGCATGATAACTTCATCAGCTTCTTCAGAATCAGATTTTGCACCTATAAAAGAATCTATATATATTTTTACATCGTTGCTGGCATTGTACTGATACTTAGGATCAATATCATTCATTATCTTTTGCTGCTTCTTTACTAAGCTTCTGATCTTTGCCTGTGTTCTTCTTTTAATATCAGATGGCACATTTTTAAGAGTATTATCTGTGTTAGATATTTCTGTTCCTTCTCTAGCTTGGTCAGCAGTCATTTCAATGCTAGCTTCTTTTGCGTTTTGAAGTGTCTTTTGTATCTGAACTTCCGCATCTACAAAATCAGCAAGTTTTTCTATCGGCGCTTCTGACAAGATAGTTCTGACTTTGTTTTCACGAATAGCTATTTCTTTTGCCAAGGCAACCGATTGATCTGTAAGGGATTGATTGGTTCTGTTGTTTTTATTAAGTTGTGCTAACTTGGTGTCTATAGCAAGCTTTTCATTAAATAAACCATTGTTCTCAGCGTTTCTCAAAAACATTGTTTTGAAAACTTGGTTTTGAAATAAATCTCTAGCTGCATTTTTTTGACGCATCGATCCCAACGTAGCTAAAGGGGTAGTTGTAAATACAGATTGTAAACCAGCATTATACACGCCTTTGAAATAATCAGCTGCACTGTAGTCTTTCATTCCGAATATCTCATCAACAGCCATGTTCTCAACAGAAATCAATCCCTCCTCTAATGTCTCATTCATCCCTGCTCGAGGCACTTGATTCATGAAATTACTAATATAACCTCTCCTATATGCCTTTGCTGCTTCTCTAAACTGAGTTGCACTCATTCCTGGCTTTGCAAGATTCGATAGGTTTTTGAAATATTTAGCTGTAAAAAACGCTGTTAAAGCTGCTTCACCACCGCCTTTTGCCAATGCCATAGCCCTCATTTGCCAATTACTAATATTTAAATATTCATCAAGGTCATCTGGAACATAACCGTCGGTTTTCATTATTTCTTGAGCCAGACTTTTATATTGTCTTGCTTGATTCAAAGTCTCACCATACGTTGCCATACCTGTTACGCCAACTCCTAAAGTTGGGTTTATAGCAAAAAGTGCCATATATGGAATACTTTCTGACCCTGCTACCGCTCCTTTTTGAAAAAACTCAGCTATAGACTCTGAAGAAGATAAGTCCCCTGAAGTTTCAGGAACAACGCTTCTAATATTTTGGTCAACATAAGCTCTCATCGAATCAAATTTATTTTGATATATTTCACCAGCAGAATCATAATAAGCATCAGCCACAGCCTCTGGCCCAGCATCTGCGTATATTAATCTATTAACTGAATCAAAAGCATCACTTGGCCATTGAGCCACATCAAGTATAAATTCACCAACATTTGCAGTCGCATTAACTAAACTTGCAGCTAAAGGAGCAAAAGTGCTTCTCATTGTCCATTCAACCTGACCAGCAACTCCAGAAGCTTTTGTGTTTCTTTTCATTAAATCTTCAGCTTCTTTAGTCATATCTTTTGCTGTCCCTTGCAATACTGTCCCTTGAAAAGCACTTCCGTCATTAAATATCTCAACGTTTATTTTTCCATCCATAAGAGCTCCACGCATATCAGTATCGAGCATCATATTTCTTAAAGTCTCAATACTACTAAGCCTACCGTCTATTCTTATCGATGGCATTCTTAATTCTCTAGCACTAATTTGTCCAGAAATAATTTTTTGAATAAATAACTGAGCAAACTGAGGGTCTTTCAAAAGCTCTTCTAATCCACCATTTTTGTCAGCTAGATTATCAAAAGTCCTTGTAAGTTGTTGTTTTCTTTTGTCGGCTGTTCTTAAAACAGATTGTGCGTCTGATAATTCTTTTTTTAATTTTTGATACTCTTCGTTGACTAAAAGAAAAGGGCCATCAGGATTTGGTATGTGTTTTGGTGTTTCTCGTAGTGTTTTGGTCAACTCTTGTATCCTAAATTTTGCAGCATCAACTTGTTTCGGATTCAAAAGAATTTCATTTGTCATCGCCATTAAAGCAGGAGCTGGACCTTGCTCAAAAATGGCACTGTATCGAACTTCTGGATTTGCCTCTAAAGAAGCTTGTCTCATGAATGATTTTAATTCTTTAGCTTTCTGAACTAAAAGCTGCTCATCTGGTCTGTCGTAAGCCATACCAAAAAACTCTAGATCTGTATCTAAATCGTCTAAGTTCAACTCAAATTCATTATCAATAGCAGGGTGTGAAATAATTACTGCATCTACATTTCCTTGCCCAGCTTGTCTTACATCAAAACCTAAATGCTGAAAGGATTTTTTTAGTTCTACCTCTAATTCTTCTTCAGTTTTATTACGTAGTAAGTCAGGGGTGATACCAGAAAATAACTCGTTCATCATTTGATCATTTTGTCTTTCAAAATAATTTTGAGTGTATTTAGTATATGCTTTTATAGGACCCTCTCTGAGAATCTTTTCTAACTTTTCTTTATTTCCCCTAGCTTGATTTGTGCCTTCACCTTGATAATAAGATTCACCTGCAAGCTTACCATCAGTCTCCATAAGTAATGGTATTGCAGCCCATTCTTTTGCTAATCCAACAGAAAAATCTTCCCATCCCTCACCATTAAGATATTTTTCATATCCTCTGCGTTTTAAAAGTTCAGTGGCTAAAAGATCTTGATTTGTTGGACTAAACTGATCGCTTTCTTTAAGTCCAGTCTTTTCCAGTATGTCTTGGAGTGTTTTTCGCTTGAACTGATATCTACCCACAGCTTTGTCGCTATGTTTTTTTTGCCAATCCATAACCCCTGCAATAGACATGCTTTGGAAGTCATGTTGAGGCGAATCTTTCATAAAAGATCCTTGATAAGAATTGTAGTCATTATCTACAGCTTCACTATCACCAATATAATCAAGGATTTTTGTGGTAGTATCTTTATACTTTTCGAATATCGATTGAGATGGTGATTGTTCTTCTGAAGATTCTGATGCTGAATCTACGCCTGTAACCAAGCTGTCTAACGGATCGTTGTTGACTGGATTTTTTTTTTCATCCTCAGCCTGCAACGAATCTAATTGATTATAAAACTCTTGCAGGGTTGCAACACTAGCCACCTTAAAAGGCGCGGCTTTATTGTAGTCATCAAACAAGGTTTCAAAATCCCCATTTTGATAAGCCTCAGAATTTTCGTCTTTAATTTTTTCTAATATAGCTTTAATATGTGGATCCATTAACCTTTTAGTGCTTTAAGTGTTATCATAGCTTTATAAAAAGCTTCAGTATTTGTCATATTGTTCTTGACAGCATCATTAAATGCTTTTTGTATTCCAGGCTGATTTTTACCTAAAACTTTGACGTAAGCTGCTATTTGTTGATCTTCTATCATATTAGTCATCATTTGACCAACTTCTTTTGATTCACCAACAATTTTTGTTCCTTTTTCTAATTGTTGTCCTGATTCAAAAGTACCTTTAGTGTCTGATTTTCTTTTTAATGTAGTGTTTCCAACAAATCTAATTCCAACAGGTCTTCTAGGATAAGCAGATTCAATATCTGTTTCGGTAGCGTCTTGTACAAAGTCATTATTTTTATATCTTTCATATGTAAATGAAACTCCTGTGATTCCAGATAAAGCATTACCATTCATTCCAACAGCCCCTAATTCAGTAAGATCAGCCTCAGTAAGATCAAGCCCTAATGAAAATCCTTGAATTCCTAATGCACCGCTACTAATATCTTTTTCTATTCCAATTTCATTTGTTTCTGGATCAATCTTTAATGCTTCAGATGCGTTTTCACTAACAAATTTTGGTCTTATATTTCCACCAGCATACAAATCGCTATTTCTGCCAGTTAGTTTGTTGTCATTTAAAAACTGTTGTGCTTTGGTAGATAAAACTGAATTTGTAGCGTTTGTGTCAGTATCCATTGATTGTGAAGCAGCATCAATTACTTTTTCACTTCCAATATTCCCTGTTAAATGAAGAGAGAAATCTAAATCTTTAAAACTATGAACAGATCTTTTGCTTTGACCTTTCTCATTTACTGTAATTGCCTGATTGCCTTCTGTGCTGAATGTCTGATTCATTTCACCTATAACAACATCAGCTCTATCAGTATCTATCTTTCCTTTAACTGGCTTGTCTTTTGGTAAAATTTGAGCCTTGCCAGTAGTTTTAGTTCCGAAAGCACCTTCAAGTTCAAGAGCAAACGCATCCCTTGCTTTTTTTCTTAATGTTTCTGATATTTCAAATTTACCAGTATCACTATTCAGAATAATACTGTTTTCCTTATCATCTTTATCACCTAATTTAACGCCCATTCTATCATAAAGATATGATATAACCTTGTTATCGTCTGTTTTGAAGTTCTCTAGATATTGTTTTTTTGCAGATTCAAACGCAGGGCCTGCCTGACCTTCTACATGCTTTGTAAATAAAACAGGGTTTCCTAAAACTTGTTCTGCCGTATAAGTTTGTCCGTCAATTTCAAAATCTTTTTGCTTACTAGCATATACTTTTTGAAAATCAGCAATATCTTTTATAGAATCAAATTTCTCGACTTCTTGAACTCCATTCATAGCGAGTTTTTTCATGTCGTAATTCTGCCTTTCTCCATCTTTATTTAATGAGCTTCCTACAAAATTTCCTTTCTTATCTATTTCAATATTATACGCGCTTTCAGTGCTAAGCCTAGACCCTAGTGTTTTTGTTAATCCATCTGATGAAATATCTGAGATGTTTTCGTTTTTAGAAAAGCTCTCAAGTTGTTTCTGAACTAAATCAGGAGTGCCTTTGTATATTTTTGCGCCATTTAAAAGATTGTTTTTAAAAGAAGAAAAATCATCTATGGTGTACATTTTTTTCTTTCCTGGTCTATTAGGATCATCCACCATAGTTCCAATCCTTTGTTTAGCTGCAAACAACCCTTCCTTTGCTTGTTGAGCTATAGCCATTGTTGCACGATCAAGATCAGCAACACCCGTGTATGGAAAGTCTAATCCTTCTAAAGCTTCTTTATCATATTTATCAATACGTTCTTTTGCTTTTTCTGCAACTTCAACTCTTTTTTGAAATGCAGTGCCAACTTCTTTAGCAACATCGCCAAAATCTTCAGTTATTGCCCCAGAAGGACCGTAATCATATTGTCCAACGGTTCCAAATCTTTGAACACGACCTCTATTAAATCTAGACCCCCTTCTAGCCATAATTTATGTTAATTTTACATGCCATAATACCCCGATATATACTCAGTACCAGTTTCCTCCTCTTTTTTCTTTTTTGATTTATTTAATTGACCTGTGCCTTGAGCAGTCTCTAACCCCTGAATATTTCCATATTGACCAGCTGCAGTTCCTAAATCTGAAACACCACTCATGATTTGTTGTCTAGCACCAGCATACTGTTCACCTGCTTGTCTCATTTGACCCTGTAACCTAGCTTCTGCAACTCTTTGTATGTTAGCGTCTTCTTCAGCTATAGCAATATTTCTATCATATAGCATATCTCCAAATTGTGCTCCTACTTCTCTATATCCTTGCTGAGCACCTTGTTGAACTCTGCCTAAACCACCCATTAAGCCCCTCACTCCAGCTTCTCTCAAAGCCTGTGTTTGAGTAGCAACGCCTCTTTCAATACCCTCTCTGGCGAGATCTATTCCTTCAGTAGGTACTTGCAATCCTTCAAAAGCATTAGTAGGTAACGCAGCTTGTTCTAGCTGTCTCATTTTTGCTTTTGCTCTTTTTTTCTGTGCAAAGCCATCAATCATCTTTGTGACTGCGCCAACTGCTGTAATTCCTAATGATACGGCTGTGAATGGATCCATTTAGCTAAATTTTAACAAATATACGAATTTTAAAGGTTACTCTTAGTTACCTCAGAGTCAACGGCAAATAATTCAACAGGGCTGGTGCTATTATTGGTCAATTTTATTTTAGCATGATACCCTCTTATTCCTTCCGACTCTGCTGTTTGATTTTTTGCAAATAATATAAAATTACCTGCTGCTGCTGCAGTAGATCCATTATGGGTAATTACATTACCACTGATAGATGTTATTGTTCCTAAAAGAGATGGTGTTCCTATAGTGTCTCCACTTGTATAACCAGTCCCTGCAGACATTACTGCTTTATATAATTTATCACCCACAGACATTAATCCTACATTTAGATTATTTATCGTTACTGTAGTAGTAGTAGATGAAGCACAAAGACCTAAACCTTGCACACTTAGTTTTTTGTAGTCAACATCAGTGTTATTATTCCTGACATAACCATAATACATCCCTTCTTTCTTTTTGAATGATGCTTTATCTACAAAACCTGTTTCGGTTTCGCTTTCAATTGTTATATCCCAATTTTTACTATTACCTTCTGTTTTAATAGTTCTATACATTTTAATATCAGAAGGGCTGTCGTTTGCTACAAACTCAATTTCTGAATTATATTGTTGACCATAGAAGGTGTTTCTTAATGTTTCATTTGCGTGATGTTTATATAGGTGACCGTCTTTGAAACTATAAAACTCTCCGTTTGATGATATCATAGATTCTGGCTTCCAAGAATGAAAGCTTGTCCATCCATTTATATATTGACTAAAACTTAACGTATATGAATTTGTATTAGCTTGAGTTGTTGTTGTAAACAAAGAAGCTTCTTGTGCTGGATTTACAATGCTTTCAGAAATACCTGCAGGCAATGGATTTACAGGGCATTCATCAGATAAATACTTTTCTATATAATCGTCCTGACCTGATACGTTAGCCTTTGTTATGTTTGTAGGCTTCCCATTTACATACTTTCTAAGTGTCTTAACTACTTTATATCCTGATCTATACTTCATACTACAAATTTAAACTAATTACATTGATTATAATTTGGCAAGTTTGCTACGTCTCCCACTTCATTTACAAATCCGTCTGAGTTGACATGTATATAATTTTTATTATACTTATCTGCAAAATCTAGCTGAACTGATGAATCTGGATTTATTCTTCTGTATATTGAAGCTTGTTCAGTAGTTCTCGATCCATAATACCCCGATATAAACTCAGTACCAGTATAGTCTGAGTAAAACTTAAGTCCTATTGTGTTTATATCCCCAGAATTTGTGAATATATTGCTTGAAGGATTGCCATTGAAAAATGTCGGAACAGTGTATCCATCAGAATTTCTTTTAGGAAAACAAAATATAACATCACCATACAAAGGTAAGCTGCCGTTAATGGACCTATATTGACTGTTTCCAGTCCCTAGCGTTGTTCCACCACTGTACATACCTAGTATATGAGTAAAATTGTAATTAGAAGGAGTAGTTAATATAGGTCCATTTGCTGGGTCAAAAAGATATTCTATTGATTGTCCAGATGCAACTTGTCTTGGTCTATCCCCAACTGTTAATTCGACTCTAGAATATGTTTTTAAATTAGTGGCTGCATTTGCATTGCTTCCTTCTGGGTCTGATCTCCAAAAACCATTTACATAAACTTTAGGAATAAATCCATAATACAAGAAAGCATCCCTAACAATATATTGTCCGAGTTGTGTTAAACCTGAAGTTCCAAAAGAACCTGACACAAGAGTTCCATTATTTTGTGGGTTCGGGACAAGAGATGTAGGCGCATCGCCCATATCAAATATGCCCTGATAAGTTGTATACTGTTGATTCGACACTGTGTCTAAAACAACTGGAAGAGTTTTACTTAATACAACTATATCAAATACTCCGTCAAATTTGCGCTGATCTCCATTACCAGTTGTAAATACTATAGAAAATGGGTTTTCAGAATAAACTTCATAATAATACCCTTGATTAGCTGATGCCTGTGTTAATGTAGTTCCAGAAGGAAGGGTTGGTGTTGTGATCGTTGTAAATATCCCTGTATTTGAAATTGTTGGAGATGGTGGCGATGGGATTAAAGTCATGCCAAATTCACTATCCTGAACGGATTGTCCGTGTGATATAAATACTCTATTTTCTTCTTCGTCTACAAAAATATCAGAAACACGTTTTATTAATTTAGATGAGCTGTAATCATACTCTTTAAGTAGAGTCCAGTCTTCTATTATATCAGACACATTCACAGAATAAGATCCGTTAAGAGCATGACCATACGTATGTGTAGTTCCACTTCCTGTATTATGGAAAAAATAAATTGTACCTGATCCAGGTATTTTTATATCAGTAAACGCACCAGATGTTCCAGGAGTTCCATTTACAGTTACTTCTGTAGTGTATTGATTTGCGTATTGTAAACCAGAAGCAGACTCAGTAGAAAATAATATTTGTTTTCCTGCATTTGAGGTGTCACTTTGATCAAACCTAATTACACTTCCTTTCGGAGCTGAAATTTGTTGGTTAAATGATGAAGTGCCGTCTATAACAAATATATTATTGCTTGGTGATGGAGTGTAAGTTTGTACCGTGACAACCTTGGTCGTAATAGTATTATAATCTGTTGCATCTGTCCATGACGTAGGGACTGTGCCTCCTAGATTTGTGTTTTCTCCTTTTATATTCATTCTCATAAATGAATTGAAAAGACCAAAAGACAAGGTGTGTGATCCATTGACGACTCCTTGTCGATACGGTGTGTTTCTTTGAAAACTATTATTATACGTTCCTGTAACAAAATGCACGTTTCCATTTTGCTCATAAGGAGAAGGACTGTCTTCTGGATATACATAAGTGCTCCCATTTGTGTGTGTGTCACTTATGGTTGGTAAATCTGCTACAGTCCAATTTATTCCATAGTTCCAAGAAATTGCATATTGTCCCATTCCAGTAAAAACACACAATCCATTATTTAGCACTAAAAAAGGAACAGATTTATTGTCTACATCTAGTTCAATATAATATGTTTCAAATGAGTCTACACCAGTTTTTTCTGGACTTCCTTGAGAAAACCGTCCAGCTACTATAGGTTTTATGACGCAGTCATCGCTAGTAGTATTATTATCTTGACTAGGAAAATATCTATATAAAACTGAAGTATATTGAGTAGAACCGTTTTGATCTATATATCTAGCACCTACACCTCTATATATAAACAAATAATCATACTCAATGCTAGCGTATATTCGTACACTGCCAAATCTGTGCAATATAGTGGCTGTACCAGAACCTGTGCCTCTTGAAACTGACAATTCACCAAAAAAATCTGCGTTTCCTGTTTTTGTTTCATCAAAATTTAAAATAGAAAAGGAAACCGCATTATCAATTGATTTAGCTAGAAACAATTTATTGACTGATGAAGATAAAGGTCCTCCTATATTTTGAGAATCATTTAACATACATAAGGCATACCATACATGATTGCCACTAGAGTCTACTCCAGCATAACAAAAGTCTTCTATGTATGTTTGTCTTCTAAAAGCTGCTAGTGATTGATTGTGCCCAAATGTTGCAACAAGTTGGCTGTCTGTAGGATTAAATTGACATATTTGAAAATTAACTCCATCAGTTGATCTAGCTAATGTTCCTTGTCCAATTTGACCATCTTGTACAACTGATAAATAAATGTTGTTTTCTTTTTTTGAAAAAGAATAAGTAAGTGGATTATCAAACTGGTACTTTAGTGCAAAATTGTATCCGTTAGTTTTTGAATGTAAAACTTCTTGGTAAGTGGTTGTTGCTCCAGTGCCTAGATATTCACAGTCGTCTATTTTAATAACGTTAAGCAAATCATTATCTTCCCTTTCTGCGGTTGAAGCTGATGTATACAAAACCACACAACTTTCTTCATACCTAATCCAATCTTTTGTAGATCTAAGACCATCATCAAATATCATGCTTGCTGTACCAAAATCTCCTGAGCAAGTTACTGTTATATCGCCCCAGTATATTGTTTTGGTCCCTGTATAAACAGAAGTAGAAACACTAACTGTTTTTGAATATTGTCCTGTCATAGATAAACCTGTACCAGATGTGTGTAAACAAAACGCATCGTTTTCATTGTCTATAAACCAAGCATATGTCTGCTGTGCTAGTGCTAAATATAAAGGATCAGATCCATAAAATGTTGTTGCGCTGTAATTAGTTATTGGCTCAAAAAAGTTGAATGAAGGAACTCCACCTCTCATTACAATATACTCTGAGGTGTTAGCACATAAAAACTTTATTTTTTCTACATGTAGATTTAGTGTGATCTCGTTAGTGTTATCGTCAGAAGGATTTAAGTTTCCTGCTGCGTATTCAAGATTTATATTAAATGTCTGTGTGCCATGTATACCGTTTCCGTTTCCATCAGTTTCTCTGTGGTCAGTGCCTGTTGTAATAGCTATAGGAGTGTTATCTCCTGTTAAATCCCATTCATCACCATTAATAGTTAATATGTCGGGATTTTGAACCATAGCATATCCATCTTTTACTTTAATAGTATATACGCCAATATTACCAGAAGAGTTTTCTGCTTTTGTTACGGTCTGTAGAAGCTGTATTGCCATATTTTATATTTTAAGGAACCGTGTGGTCTACTTTTGTGTTATTATTTATACTTATGCTAAATGTTGCTTGTGCGTCTCTAGTTGCGTCTAATGGGAATGGATCTTGAGAATCAGGCACACCATCATTATCGTCATCTGTATCTGTTATATCAGGAGTTCCATCTCCATCCGTGTCTGTAGGTGTGTCAGTTGCGTCTAATGGGTCTGAACCAGCAGCTATCTCATCAGAATCTGTAAAACCATCATTATCATCATCTGTGTCATGATAATCTATTACAGTATCACTATCTGTGTCTGTTGGCGTGTTTGTTTGATTTTCAGGATCAGTTGGGAACGCGTCTTGACTATCAGGAGTCCCATCATTGTCGTCATCGGTGTCTGCATTATCTCCAGTACCATCACCATCTGTATCTCTTGATTCATTTGGATCATTTGGAAATCTATCTTCTGTATCAATAACACCGTCTCCGTCATCATCAGTATCAGCGTTATCGCCTATACCATCTCCGTCAGTATCAGTAGTTTCTGCTGGGTCTCTAGGAAAAGCGTCAGATGTATCTGGAGTTCCGTCATTATCATCATCAGTATCTGCGTTATCTCCCGTACCATCGCCATCGGTGTCAAGTGATTCTGCTGGATCTAATGGAAAAGCATCTGAAGAATCTGGGACTCCATCCCCATCATCATCCGTGTCGGCATTATCACCCGTACCGTCTCCATCTGTATCAACTTGTTCGTTTGGGTCAGTTGGGAATGCATCACTACTGTCAGGAGTACCATCATTATCATCGTCAGTATCAGTATCATCAGGAATACCATCATTATCTGAATCTGGCTCGTCTACATCTAATATGCCATCATTATCATCGTCAGGATCTTCATTATCTCCTATGCCGTCACCATCGGAATCCGTACTCTCATCAGGGTCTAATGGAAAAGCATCTTCGCTGTCAGGCACTCCGTCTCCGTCGTCGTCTGTATCTGCATTATCTCCTGTTCCGTCACCATCCGTGTCAACGCTTTCATTTGGATCTGTTGGAAATGCATCTGTCAAGTCATTTACCCCATCTCCATCAGTATCTGCATTTGTAGAACTTGTATTGATTTCCTGTGCATCTGGAATTCCATCATTATCGTCGTCTGGATCATGAATATCTAATATACCGTCTCCGTCTGTATCTAATGTAATTTGTTCTTCAGGATCAAGTGGTGTTGAATCAGTGGCATCAGGTATACCATCGCCATCGTCATCTGTGTCTGCGTTGTCTCCTATTCCATCTCCGTCTGTATCCACGCTTTCTGTAGGGTCTAATGGGAATGCATCATTAACATCTAGTACTCCATCATTATCATCATCAGGGTCAAGGGAATCAAATATTCCATCTCCATCAGTATCAGTATTATCAAATAATATTTCACACTCAACTTCGTCTTCTCTCCACTCTACTTGTGTTTGTTTTAGAGAAAAAGCAATTTGTCTATCTCTTGGATCGTATTCAGCAATTACTTGTGGTGGTGCAGAGTCTGAAAGATTATCATTAAACCAATCGATCATTCCATAGTCAGATATTTGTTCTATAGTATTTCCTGACAGCCTACAAGCAGTTCTTCTTCTTTCATCAATAAAATAAATTAATCCACCCCACATTACTGTAGCAAATGGATTGTTTGTGATACCATACTCTCCTGTAAAAGCCACTTCTTGCCCTAACACAGAATCTACAGCTGTTACATTTGAAGATCCGTCAGCATTAAATAAAACGCTTTTTCCAAATAACACTTTACTGACCTTATTTTCTTGAAAAACTACTAAGTCAGCTTCTCTTGCAACTATCTTGTTTATGTCACCAAAGAAGTCATCCATGTCTTTGTAATTAGCCACAGCTAAATTAAATTCATTTAGACCATTATATTTAGTAGTTTGACTGTAAACATTACTGTAAGTCAGAGATGCTGTTCTGTGATTTTTTTTGTAATCTTTTAGGTTTGTTGATGGTCTATTTTCTAACTGAAAAAACTTAGCGTTTAAATTATCTTTAATCTTATAAGACTCTATGCAGTTTCCCCAAGAAAAAACATTAAAAAAACCTAAAGTTAAACTAGCAGCCACTGTATCGGTTTGTGATGTTCCAGGACTAGGAACATTATGATATCCATTCGAGCTTATGTCGTATGTGCCAGGAATCTCATAGAATATATCTTCATTTTTATCATTAGCTCTAGTTTCAAAACATAAAACATCTGTAGTCTGTCTAACTAAAAAGCTGATAGAGGAATCTATCTTTGCTTGTTTGTCGATAGCATTATTTTGTGTGCCTAAAGACCTTATAATCATTAGAAGATCATCTGTCGTATTACTTGTAATGTCTGATTCTTTTTCTCCATACGTTCCCCTAAGAAAAAATATTCTATCTTCAGGTATGGTTGCAGTTATAGTTGCTTTTGCTCCGCTTTCATGATACCACTCTTCTAGATTTGCATAAAGAGCAGGTGATGTAAATTGTTCAGATACATGTTGTATTTCTTCATTGTACTCATCGTAAACAAAATCTATTATTGTTCCTAAAGGTATTTCTTCAGATGCCTGTGGAAAAGATCTAAATGTTGCAAATGCTTTAGTTGTTCTAGTATAAGAAAATGTAGAAGGTCTAGCGTTTATAGTCCATTTATCGCCAAGAGTGTGACCTGTAGCAGAAGCAAAGTCTACGCTTAAACCTGTTCCTGGAATTGATATAGGGGTTCCAACTGTTATAGCTTGTGTGGTAGTGGTTGATCCTGTTCCAGCATTAGAATCTAAAGTATCTACAGTTGTTGTAAATGTATCACCACCAGCATTTACAGCGTCAATTTCTATTGTAATTCTTGAAAATATATTTGATGTTGTATACGTTCCTGAAATTGTTATGTCTGATGCTGCAGCGTTACTATTTGTAGCTGGATAAACAAATGGACCTTCAAAATAAGCTCCTGCAGTTTGTGAGTTATTTAATGGATTGTTACGAGAAGCACCAGATGTATCTACATCTGTATGTTCGGTAAGCTCATAATCTGCAGTTGAAATAGAAAATCCTACTGGTTTTATTTTCATATAAACTCCAGCTTGTTGTGCTACAGCTGGATCACTTGCTCCAGGATAACTACTGTCTTCTAAAAAATTTACGCTTTGTGCTTTTACTTCTAAAACTTGTGTCTCTACAAGATTTGTTTTTTGACCTCTTGTGTCTGCTTTTACTATTAAAAAATCACCTTCAGAAATTTTATTGACATCATTTCCATTTAATTGAATGTAAACATAGCCAGTTTCTTGTTCGTTATAAAATATAGATGGCGTTATTGTTTCATAAGACCCTTTACTTTCTTTTAAATAAAATCTATATTTTTTTGCAAAAGCAGGTGGTAAATGATCTATTGTGACATTGATTTTGTTTTGTGTTTTAGATGCGCTTATTGGAACATTAACACTTGCTCCATTAGATGTTATTACAGTTGTAGATCTCCCATAATCATCTAGATAAACTATTCCAACCTCATAATCAACATTAGTTTTTATGCTTTTCGCAACATTTGGAGAAGTTATAGCTGATGTGTTTAGGCTTGCAGTAATATCAAAAGCTATGTCATCACCATTAGCGTCTTTGAGATTAAAATTTTCAGTATAATTTCCATAAACTATTCTGTTTCCTATTAACTGTTGTGTTGCTGCTGTTAGTGGAACATTATCATAAACCCTGAGAAGCTCTTTTTCTGGTAATACAGTATAAACTTTACTATTAGTAAAAGTGTGTGTTTTAGTGCTGTTATTAGCAATAGACTCCTCTTTTTTATTAAAAGTTTGCACCACATAAACATTACTGCTGTTGCTTTCTTTAAAAACTAAATCTATTTCAACTACATTCGCAGTTCCTGTTTCAAATGTTATATCGACTTGATTGTAAGCATTTACCATAGACTTATTAAGTCCTGTGGTAAAATCAAAAGAAAATGTACCTGGCAAAAAAGCAACTTCACTAAAAGGAGATAATGCACTGTATTCTCCGTGCTTGTATTTATACCTATAAGCAAAATACAAAAACCTTTCTTTTATATTATTTTCATTTGTTGCGCTTGATCCTAACACTAAAGTGGGAGCACTTAAAGGAGGTTGCTGTATTACGTCAATATCGTATTTAGTAAAAGAATTAGCATTAATAAGTTTTGCTGAATCTATTTCAATTCGTCTAGGAGGATTGATCCCATCTGTGAAAAACAAAAATCTTTTATTATTGTCAATATCTATTAGGATATTAGCTTCAACAAAGTTTGTCTTGTAAAAGTTTAAAACATTTGTTTTCCAGCTTCTAGTGTCTTTTAGAACAAAGGTAGAGCTATCATTATCTACATCATATTCACAGATAAAAGATCCTGTATTTGATCTTACAAACCAATATATTTTTTTATTTGTATCGTCAGAAACAGAACCTATAGTGACTGCACCAGCTCCAAAATTAAGCTGTGTTAATCCTACATTTGCTGGTTCATTTTCTAGTGACCCAACATCTGAACCTGAAGATCCTATTACTCTGACATTTAATGCATCTCTATAAACACCTTCAGAAAGAAGCCTTTCGTCCAGGTCTTTATTCATTTTACCAGAGTTAAATATGTTTTTTATTTTCATTATTTAACCCACTTGTTCTTGCCTTTTAAACGCTGAACTAAATCGTCCATATTGATATTCATGAGTTTTATCTTAGCGTTTCTAAGCTTAGCGGATGCTGCCTTTTGTGTTCTTCTAACAATATACTCTTGTACACCAAATTTGTTCTCTAGTATTGCAGCTTGAAGATATGCGTATAGATAATCTTCTGCAAGTTTGTTAATGTTAATTTCACTATCACTACTTCCGAAAAGACCATCAGAAATATATTCCAGAATTATAATATCCCCATCAATCAAATGAGAACTAAATTTTATAAATCCTCTTTTTTTGTCAATTAAATAATTACCATTTTTATTAGCTGATCCAGTATCCATACCAAAACGACCTCCTGTGTGCTCATCTTCCATGGCATCAACATCAGATTGTTGAGTTGATATTTCCGCCATTCTAGTTTCTGAAATACTTGTTGCTTCTTGCAGAGCTCCATCACTGTCAAAAGTAAAATTTGTATCGTCGTCCTGTAAATAAGCTTTTGGTAATGCGTTGTTTCTGTTTTCTATTAAAGGATGTAATCTTCCCCATTTATCTACAACCGATATTTTTGTCACTTGAACAAAATCCTCTGGCATAGTAATTTTAAGAGCTGAACTTAATTCTATTTCCATTTTCACAACCTCTCTCAAAGCTCCGTAATTAAGCTCTTGAATTGCTCTTTTAACATGATGGACAACCTGATATCTTGGTATGTCATTTATAAGCTTATCATCTCCAACATTCATAAGCATAAAGTTGTTCACTATGTTTTTCATTGAAACATATTGATACTCTCCGTGCCTTGAAGCTGTGTTATAATATTGTTGTGAAGTACTCATCTATTTACGTTAAATTTTCTTTTTCAAACTCTGTTTTGTCTTGAGTGTTAGCTGTAGTAACTACATCTTCTGCTCTAATACTTACACCAGCGTATCGTAATATCTTAACAATCAACTGCGTTTCTTCCTCTGGATGTAATTCAAAATCTTGATGATCAGTAGCACTTGCATTGTATATGGGATCTCCTCCAGCTGTAGCTATGTAAGTCCACTTGGGTTCTGCAGGAGTTCTGTAATAAACCATGCTAAGTGTCTGCGTTGCAGTAAGAGCTGGTGAAACTTCTATTTCATTACCAAACCTTGTAAATATTTTATATGTATCTGATGGTGAAGCTAGATTTGCCTGACCAAGAAAATAAAATTCTGTTTTATCAACCTCCTCTACTATGTCTGTGTTTGACAAAACATTATTAACCATATAAAGATCTGATGGTAAAGTATATCTGTTTGTAACTCCTACTCTAGTTAAATTTTCTTTTTTTGTAAATATGTCAAGTTTATGACGTATATCTTTTACTTCATCAGTAGCTCCCTTTGATCCTCTTCTGTTGTTTTTATCTAAAACTGCTTTTCTAAAATTATCAAAGTATTCCTGGAATATCTCAAGCTGCGCTGACTTTGCATATAGATTAAATTCAAGTGGTGAAATAAAGCCACTATTATCCTTATCGATAATTGAAAGAACAGTATTTCTTACGCTATTGATCATTATTAATTTTTACACAAATTTACGAAAAAAAGAAACCCCTCATGTGAGGGGCTTTGTAAGAGGGAGGAAGAGTTTATAGCTTCTTAACTATAGCTTCCATTAAATCCATTCCCTCGTCCGTCTTAAAATATGCTGATAATTCGCCTATTGGATTTTCACCAAACTTCACAGTTAAAACTGTTTGTTGTGATTTGTCATTCCAAACAATAGTTCTGTTATCATCTTTTATAGCTAAAACTCCTGAATCTACAGATCTTATAGCTAAGTTCCTTAATTTAATATCAGGGTCATTAGCATAATCAATAAACTCTTTAGGATTTGCTCTAGCATACATAAGCATATCTCTTTTCAATTCTGCAGAAGTTACTTTACTAACGTCTGTTCGAAAAACTATTCTAGCTATTGCTTCAAGCTCTTCAATAGGCATGTCTCTTGCTGTAAGCTGTGCGTCTAAAATATATTCCTCTATTTCTAAATCTTCTTGTGCGTCTTTTGTAGGATCCCATTCTTCATAAACAATATCCTTATCAGGGTGTAAATTACTTAAAAATTTCTGCAAATTTACATTAGCAGCTGGGACAAGAAGCTCTCCGTTTTCAAACTCTATGGCTTCTGAAATAACATAACCATCTTGTTCATCCATAAAAGGAGTTGTTGAATTAGAAGCATATCGAAGAGGTCGATAATTTTCTCCATCAAAATATTGTAATGGTTTGTTTGGGTGATGTGATGATCTAAGCAAAAAGGATATAGGGTTTTTAGTTCCTTTTAATATATATCTTCTTTCTTTGACAACCCAATTGTCTTTTTTAGCACTAGTTCGTGCTGTTTTTGTTGTAGGCATTTTATTTAAATTTAATTAGATTAAAAAATAAAAGGGGGCGTTAGCAGGGCTTTTTCATGCTTGGCAATACCCCCTTCATTATAAATTACTTCATGATAACGAAGTTGTTAGCTCCCATAACACAAAGTGCTCTTTCACTTAAGAAGTGAACTTGCATTGCGTCTAAGTCGCTAGAACTTGCACCACCAGCAGAACCAACTACCCAAGTCTTATACTTGCGATCTTCTGCTTCGCTCTTTCTGTAACGAACGTGTAAGAAAGGACGTTTAGCATTTTTTCCAAGTACTTGATCGTAAACAGTTGTAGTACCAGCAGGAACAACAATTCCGTCGATATCTCCGATAGCTCCTCTTGTTGTAGCATCGTTTAAGTATTTCCAATCAGTTTTGTAAAAGTCATAACCAATATTAAATCCAGAGAACCCAAGATTTAAAGCCATGTCTTTATCATTATCAAATAAACCGAAAGAAGCAGCACCAGCTGTACCGTAAGTACTTTGACCTGCAAGCATATTGTCGATTTCAAAAGACTTATCTCTGCTAGAGAAGATAACATTCTCTTGAATTGCTCCTTGCTTGTCAAGAACTTTTACGATAGCTTCTACATCTGTTTTAGCAGCGATAGAACCTGTAGCAACATTTCCTCTGTCTTCTACTTCGTGGAATAAACCTTTTGTACCATTGTAACCAGCAGTTTTAGCAGCTGATCCAGTTGCAGCAGGCTCGCCTTCAACCATAGCAGTTTCTAAGTAATCCTCAAAACGCAGTCTTGTTTCATGCTCAGATTTTAAGTACCATAGGTATCCAGTTGCTCCATTTTCAGTAGTAACTTCAATCCATCCTACTTGAGCCATATCAGAACCAGCAACTTCATACTTGTCTTTGATTATGATTGGGTTGTTTTCGAATATATCGATGTTAGCTTCTAAGCTACCTTCCATTCCGCTAGTTCCTTTTTTAAATTCAGAACCATATACAAATACAGTTAATCCTGTAGTTCCAGTTAATCCAGCAGCAGTAAGGTTTGCAGCACCATATGCAGATACAGTGAATGCATTACCGTTTGTATTTACAGCAGTAATTAAAGCCTTTGCAGTGTTTGTTCCATCAGAGATGATAACAGTTTGGTTTAATCTGAAAGGGTGTGAGTTTGAAGTGATAACTTCACCACTTCTAGTCGCACTTTTTACAATAGTGTGTAAACGACCTTGCTCAGACCATTTGATAAGGTCAGAGTTAGAAGGTAGTTCAGCACCTACTAATCTTAAGAAAGAAGCGATAGAACGATTTCCATAACGCTCAAATTCTTTTTCATAAACATCAGGCAAATATTGATTTAAAAAATCAAAGTCTGTGATGTAGTTTGATGACAACGTGCTCTTAGTTGGAGCAGGCGTAATCGGCACTCCAGCAGGAGTGGGTGACATAGTAACAGCCATAATAAATAATTTTTAAAGTTTTATTTTCGTTTTCTAATTTTCAACGAAGAGCCAGACCCCGTATCAACAACTCTAAACTTCGTTCTACCATCTTCTGTTTGCCCTGTATTCGCTTTTACAGTCATGTCAATGTTTTTTGTTTCTTTAACAATTCCATTAACTGCTCTTGCTTGTCCAAGATCATAAAAATACTTGGCAAATTTGTCTGGTTGTGAAGCCACAGTCATCGCACGATGATAACCAACAGTATCTTTTATATAGCCTTTTTTGTCTAAAAATCCTCCGACAAAATCATTTAAGCTTGCCGTTTGTTTTTTTGCGCTTTCCTTGTCGTTTATCTTATAAACTTGTTTGCTGTCACCTAAGTCAAACTCGAAACCTTCGATCTGATCGTACAACTTATTGGTCTGCTCAAGAAAATATTGGCCTCTTTTTTTAGATAAAATATCCTGCTTTTCCTGGTCCTTCTTATATTCACTATAAAAGCTAAAAGCTTTTTTATAATCTTCTGGTACTTGCCCTGATGACTCAACAGGGGTGTAGTATTCTTCCTTCAGACTATTAAAATGATTTTTCGCTTTATATATAGTTTCTTTTAAATCGAGCTTTTTCTTTCTTGCCACATTATCATCATCATCTTCTGATGAAACAAAATTGCTTTCGATATAATAAGATATATCATCTTCATCGAAATGTGGTTTCTCTTGCTTTATATACTGACGTAATAAATCTGATTGATCCATTTCGTCATAATTCATATTAAGCTTAACATAATCTTCCATTCCACGCCCAGTCTCTTCATTAAATTTAAGATAAGACTTGACATCGTCTGAAAGCTCGATTTGTTTTTCTTCAGTATTTGTAAGAACTTCTTGTTCTGGTTCTTCCTGAACCTCTTGAACAGGCTCTTCTACTTTTGTTTCTTCAACCTGTTCTTCTACTGGCTCCTTAGAAACTTCCTCTGTAGGATTTTCTATAGGCTCCTCTTTTTTTTCTTCTATCTTACTTTCCTCAACTTGTGGGGTTTCAGATGTTATTTTTACCTCTGGTGCGTTTTCATCCAGAGCACGTACTTTTATATCCGCCATTTGATTAAATTAAATTATAGCACAAAAATAAAGTTTTTTATAACACATTTTAGCTAAGTAATTGATCTACTATTCCTTGTGTATCGTCACTAAATTCTTGAGCTGGTTGATTTGTTTTTCTTTGTTCAATAAGCCTTGATTGATTCTCACTTTGCTTATCTACTCTCTGATCTTTTCTATCCTCCCTATTAGTTTCTCTTGATGAAAGCTGAGATAATTCTGATTGCTTAGTCATCATTTGAAACTCTAATTTTTGTTTTTGCAGCATCATGTCTAATTCAGCTTGTTTTTGCATTTTTTGAATTTCAAGCATTGCTTTTTGCTTTTCAAGCTCTAATTCAGATTGCATTTTAAACTGCATTTCTTTTATTTGATTTGTAGATGCTGCATTAGAAGATTCAATATTAGACTCTGTTTGCATTTTAATATTAGCTTCTTTTTTCTTCAAATCTAATATTTCTTTCTTATCCTTTCTTACTTTTAGTAAAGCATTAGCGAGTTTAATATTTCTAACATTTCTGATATCAATAGCGTCATCCAAATCAATCATTTGATTTTGTAACGCTAATTGTATGCTTTGCTCCAAAATATTTCTCTCTTCTTCGTCTGGGTGTAGTTCTATCTCAATTCCAAAATCGTGCAGGTGTGCGTCTTTTATGTCATCAATAATCTCAACAGATTTTGATCCTATCATATTCATTAAGGACTCTTTCATATCAGTATATTCCAGCATGTCTGAAAAACGATATGTTATTGAATCAATTAATCTTTTTGTTAACCTAAGACCTGAATCTAATACGTGTCTTGTAGCTGTGTTGGAGTTTAAAGCAGCTAATTTTTGCACGCCAACCAAAGTTTTTGCATCTGGCATAGAGCCATCTCTAGCTTCATTAATTCCTGTAACATCACGTATCATAGCTACATAATGATTATACATACTTACTAATGAAGATATCTTTGCGTTTGACCCTGATCCATTAAGTTCTTGAACAGGAACTTTTGCGTTATTGAATTCTCCATCTTCTGTAAAGCTACGACCAACAACACTCCCTGTTTGAAAATACATGTTCAAAGCTTCGTTCGGATTGTACATTGCTCCGTTTCCTAAGTCCACACTAGCAATACCATCTAAATCTAAATAAACTCCGTCTGGAATCATTTTAGATATAACCTGCTGAAGTTTTAAATGAGTAAGTTGTATTTGATCAGCGAAGGGAATCATTCTTTTTACTAGAGAGTCTATCTGCCCTCTGTACATCTTCGGGGCACTTACAATATAAGGTGAAAGTACTTTCTGTATACCCGACTTCGGTCTCACCATGTTTTTCATTAACTCCCATTTCAACACTTGGTTTGTTCCTAGAACAAGTACACCTTCGTACCATACATCTATTCTTTTTGATCGTTTTACAAATTTAGCTGACTCAGTTTTTGGAGGATTAAAAGATTCATCCTTTCGTATTGCTCTTTGACCTCCATTATTGTTTTCTTTAACCTTATAAATTATATTTCTATCTGTTTTATAACAGAAATACAAAAGTGTTGCTGTATTTGAATCGAAGTTATCGGTTTTATATCCACCTCTGATTCCCTGGTATGCATCCCACTTAGCGCTAAGTTTAGATATTTCTTTGATTTCTTCTTGTGTTAAAGAAGGATTAATTTTTTTAAGTTCAGTAATGTTTACATTTTTAACTTCTCCAAAATAATAACAATCATTAAAATTTGGATCTTCCGTAGGAGAATGTATTAATTGAGTTGGATCAACATATTCTATTTTAATTCCATCATGAGTATTAAAAGAATGTTTTACAGAAGACAATCCTAACACTGTAGCGTCTTCATCAACTTGTCTTTTTATTAATTCATAATCATTAACATCAAGTATTGCCTGTAAAGCTTTTTCTTCTGCTACTTCTATCTTCTGCTTATAAGACAATTCCATGTGTAATTCCAGCTCTTCGTCAGAATCTGGCAACTTACTTGGATCTGTAGAGAATAAATTTTGTCCGCTCGCTTCTTCAAGTATTTCTAAAACTGGTCTAGCTAGCATGTCTTTTTCTATAGTGTTCCTATAATTACTTCTTCTAGCTCTTGCTACATCATCTATAGCTTCTACTTTTACATCAAACAAACGATTAGTCATTCCGTTTACCACTACATCCACAAACTTTGGGACTATTGGCACAGGAGTCCAATCTAAATTTAAATATGATGTATCCCCATTAATCGCTAATTCGTTTTTATATTTTTGAACAGACTGCTCTCCTCTAGCGTATTGTCTTAGCTTATGAAAATTATCTCTGTTGTTGTAAAAACGAGCTGCGCCATTGTCTTTTCTAAACCATTCGGATTCTATAGCTTTACCTACAGATAACCCATATTCCTTTGATGATTTTACAGAATCAGAAGCTAACTGATCTGGAAAGGATATGTTGGCAATTTTAAAATCGTCGTTTAGCATATTGCTATTTTATAATTTCGCTATTTAGACCTGAATTATCGTATTTTGCAAAGTTAACACTTATTTTGCTACGCTTTTTCTCAGGTTTGGTTACATACCTTTGATTCGCCATAATTGCTAAGCCTGAGCTTATCGTGGCATCAAACTTTGTTCTGTTAAATATATTATAGTTGGACCAGTCTTTTAATGTCCTCATAAAATACATTTTTCCTATGTCTCCGACATCTCTGTAAACACCCATTGTGTCTACTCCTACGTTTCTTTCTATATAAGCTTCTATGGCTTCAGCATGAACAGAAATCACTGGCTGTGAAGATGGTATACCTCCAAGCTCTCTTTCTGACTTTGATAAATCGTTTTTTAATTTATCAGGTCTATTCATAGCAAATGCCCTATAACCTCTTTCTTTTAAATAATACAATAGCCTAGGCTTATTATTTTCAACAAGTATCGGCATACCATAAAAATGACACGCCATTAAAACGTCTTCATAAAAAAGCTCTGCGGTTTGTGGTCTAGCAATATATTCTAAAAAGAAGAGCTCTGATGGTGCATTATCAAAATTAATTTTAGTCAACCCATGTAAAGCTCCTTTAGAACCAACACCTCCAACTACTCCAGATATGTCATAACTGTCACAACCAAAGCTACCAATATGAGCATTAAGAGGCCAAAATTTGCTGCCGTCCCTTCTAACATTGTTTCTTAAATCTTTTGGTGGTATCCAAGTTACATAAAATCTACCATTTCTCGTTGGTGTCCATATTACGTTTGTTCCTCTTTCGCCTTTTTCCCAATGTAAATCTCCTCTATCAACGAAAGTGTGAGTTCCATTGGTGTCATTAAAATCTATTTGTTCATAAATTTTTTGAAGATTAAATAAACTATTTTTTGATTCATCTCTAAAAGCATGATTTTCTGATCTAGGAAATTGTCTGTAAAATTCATTTAATGCATCAGCGTCATTTTTTAATGAATCTACTTCATTTTCCCAATAATCTAAAACTCCTTGATATATAAAATCACCATTGATATCTATTAATGGAGATTCTGGAGTTCTAAAAACAGGATGACCATACTTATCTAAAAAGCCCTCCATGTTCCATTCCATAGGAATAAACAAATTGTATAAACCTGTTTTAGTTTGCCCGTTAGCATTTCTTTCTAATGGGTTTGAATCATAAAAAAGTTTTTTAAAATTTAATCCTCCTTTATCTAATGCATTAGAAGTCGATCCCATCATGCACTTGCCTATAATTCTTCTACCTAGTCTGAGACAAGTTTTAGTGACACGCCAACTGTTGAGGATATTATCGGGTCGCTCCCACTTTCCAGATTCATCATGGACAAGGAGTCTGAGCTTTTCACCATCATAGGAATTGTCGCCTGTATTTTTCCAATCGATTGTTGTATCAAGACCTGTGAGTTCGTCTTTTTCTTTTTGTTCGATATTTTTTCTGGTAAGTTTCGAAGCTGGGACTCTATACGCCAATTCTGTTTTGGGCCTATCCATTCCATCTTGTATTGGTTTGAAGAAGAAGGGGTAGTTTGTAGATATGGGGACAACTTTATCTGTGAACATTTTTTTAGCATCAGCACCAGATTTGGACAGTATCCCGAACCGTGCATCGGAAGTAATTGTTGCTTGAGCGACGGATTCAGATGAAGACATAAAAGAGAAGCCAGACCTTCTGTTTTTAAGATAGCACATTCCATAAGACCTGTGGTCGGCTTTACACGCTTCCCAGTAGATATAGAATATTCTATTAGATTCTCTGAACTCTGGGAGCCCAACATCAATCTTGGTCCACTGCAAGTACATGTAATGAGAGCCAGTAATATAAACAGGAATGCCATTATTCTTAAACCAAAAACCATTTTCTCTTCTTTCGAATTCAACCTCAATGTAATCAACCCACGTTTCCTTGAATAGAGGTGGGTACTCATTCCACTGGAAAACGGTCTTAATCTTTGACAGTTGTTTTGGATATTCTTGTGCTTCCCAGAATTGCTCTTCTTTTTTGCCACTCCTTGAAAATACTTTCTTCGGCTGCAAAGGTAAAGCTATTTTTATTCCGTTTATGTTGATGACATCTCCAATTTTTCCTGTCTTAGAAATTACAACAACATCATAATCAGGATTATAACCATATTCCCATGACGAAGTTTTATTTTTTTTTCTTTTATCTTCGTCAGATATTGTGCCAATTACCGTGTACAGCCTAAGATTTTCTTCCTCTAGATTCTGCGAAGCTTTGGAAACCTGTATCCTTTTTGTCTGTATCACTTCCATTTAGTTTTTCTCGCTCTAATTGTATTCTATTCAATATCTCAAAAGCATCGAATATTGCAAGTTTTTTTGTTGCTGCAGCATTTTTTAATCTATCAGCAGCTAAATCATCATCAGGGTCATCAGTAATAATTTCATCATGAGCAACCTTAATTAGTTCCTCCACTGCTTTCTCCCCTGCCTGTATTACTCTTTCTATTGTATTTAATTTGTTTTTCATTTAAAACATATTGTATGTAAAGTAATTGTGCCATTTTTACCTCATGTGGGTTATCTCTACAAACGTCTTTCGTCATTTGTTTGTAAGCTTCCATCCGTAGATGTTTCTGTCCACCGCACCCCATCGTCATTAGGGTCGCAGCTAAAATATAAATTGTTTTTATCATGTTTGTTTGTTTGTGCCATAATAATAGCGTTGGTTAGTTTGTCAATACTTTTACGTATTTCCTTCAATTCGTTTCTTAATCCGTTTGATTTTATTTTAATTTCACTACTCATTTTAATTTTTTTCTTGATTCAAAAAGACCTCTTTCGTATTCTGATTTTTTTTCAATGTCTAATATACGTTTTTCTAAATTTTCTATCACTAATATTTTTTCATCTAATCTATCATGTACTAAATTTATTTCATCTTTTAAAGAAGTAAATTCTGAAAAAACACCTCCTGCTGTAAAAACCGCAACAACAAAAGATACAACAATAGATAAATTGTTTTTTATAAAAGAATCTTGCATTTTAAAAAAATTTAACACATATATCCTTTCTTTTCATTCTATATAAAAGCTCTCCTTCAATTTCAAATTCATATTCGCTATCTTTTGTATATCCAACTTCCATCCCCTCTTCTATGCCTTGATTTATTATATTTGGATTTACAAATTTCACAGTTCCTTTATGAAGTTCGTAAGACCCTAAAGACACCTCTAAATTTTCTTCTCCTTTCGGTGATACAAAACAATAATCATCAAAACTTAAATATCCTTTTTTTCTTTTTACTAGATATATTTTTGATTCATCAACTAAATATAAATTATCTTTAAAATACTCTTTGCTTTTTCTTTCATATCCTTTCATATCGTAATATGATCTAAATACATTGTGATGCAGTACGACCTCGTCACCTTCTACAAGGTCGCCATCATAGTATAATGGAGTTTTTTTTATAATACCAAATCTATTTACATCTTTGGCACTTTCTATAGATGAGGTGACTATAACTCCACCCTTCTCTCTGTTGTATTCTTGATTGTTTTTCGGTGTTATTAAAAACGAACGTGTAGGTCTAAAAGTTAACATTATATTCTATTGTTATTGGAGTGTTTTGATTAAAAAATTTCCATTTTTTTATCTCCTCATCTTTTTGTATCCATAGATGATATCCTTCTTCATCTTGGGAAACCGCATGTATTTTCCACTTTCCACCCATCACATCTTGATCTACAACATAATGCATGGCGTTTTTATAATCAGAGCCAACTGATATTTTTCTAATATAATTCATTACATTTTTTCATTGTCTGTAAAATCTGTCACTTTAACGATTTTACCCATATCATAATGAACTGTTTGATATACACTACCGTCTGGCTTGTATATAATAAACATCCCATCATTAATTAAATCTCCATTTACAACTAATACACTTCCTTCTGCTACAGGTTTTCCTTCAGAATATAATACCATCTTAAGCCTCTCTGTAGGAGAGCTTACTATATGGCTGTCGTTTTTTTGACTATATCCTATAGTAAAACAAAAAAACGAGAATAATATTATGTTATATATTTTTTTCATTATTTAAATGCCATATATATGTATGTATCACCACTATTATTTAGTTGATGTACTGTATTGTTGTTAATTGTAAATCCATCTGAATTATAAGTAACTAAATTACTTCTTTGTATTTCAGCATAATTTTGATTTGGGAATAATTGGAAGTTATTACTACTTGTATCTCTTGTTGAATCAAATATAGACCAATCTCCATTAGTAGAAGTATTTGTCTTTTTAATTAACAAAAATCTTGGCTGAAATCCTGTTGTTACACTAACACTTCCTGTTGCTCCTGTATAACTCCCTATCTTACTATGTCCTGTAACTGAATACCAACAGTAGGCTATAAAGTTTACGTTATTTCCATTAGATTCAAAATGACTTCCTAATGTAAACGTATTTGATTGTACGCTTTTTACTCTATCCCTTGTTAATGAAGCACTAGTATCATTTAAATATAATGTTTTACCATTTCCTACTACAGAGCCGCCTACTACCCAGTAATTTGCATTATCCAAATCTTTAACTATTACTAATTCAGCAGCACTCGATAAACCTGTTCCCACAGTAGCATTATCTGTAGCGTTGCCAACGTACTTCACAATAGAAAATCCTGCTGCATCATTTACTGAAACTGTACTCTCAATAGTTCCTTCTGTATTTATCTGTGGGAGATTATCATCGTGGTCTCCTGCTTTCCAACACCAAGCAACATAAGAAGAGCCATATGTACCCCCTACTTGACCATTTATGCCATTATCTCCGTTAAGGTCATCCGCAATGGTAAAACCATTCGAATCAAAAGACATAATACCATCTCCGTAAGGTGATAAGTCAACTTGAGCATTTGTAGAACTGGAAGACAATCTTTGTTGACCACCCCTAACTGAATCAGATAAAAAATGATTAATTCCACTTGAGTAATCCCTATTCTTTATCCAAACCAAGTCAGGTTTGAAATCCGTTTCAATACTTTGAGTTCCCCCATTCCCTGTATAAGTAACAACATCAAAGCTATCTGTTACTGTTGGAGTAGTAGTATCTGGGTCTGCTGCTATTGCAAGGTAAATGTAACTGTAAGATGACCCTCCATCTAAATCATTTGACCCACCTCTAATTAAAAAACCATTAGATGTAAATTCAATTTGGTCATCAATATCTGCTTCTGAATTAGCTAAATTTGCATAAAGTTGCCTTTGGTCTGTATTTGTAACTTTTCTTTTATTGTCGTGAATACACCAATTTCTTGGCTGATTGTGAGATTTTATAAGCACAAAAGCAGGTTCAAATCCTGTTTCAACGTGAGTTGTATTAGGATATGCTGAAGTATAAGTACCTATTTTTTGGTAATCTGGTACTGAATGGAAGCAGTAGGCGATGTACTCATAACTTGTATTAGACCAATTTGTTGTAAAATTACTTGAATTAACAGTAAAAGCTAAATCAGTATTTTCTCCTCTTGTTGAATTTAATGCAAGTGAATTTCCAGATGTCAAATCTTTTGTCCAAACATACCAATTTGATGAATTATTAACGTGCTTAATAATAATCATTTCAGGAGTAGAAGATAATCCGTGTCCTGCAGTTTGAGTAACATTAAAACTTGATGTAAAATTTACAATACTAAACCCTGCATCTGTATTAGCTTTTACTGTACTTGTAATTGTTCCATCTGTGTTAGATGCTGAACTTTCACTACCTGCATTAAAGCACCAAGCAACGTAGTTTTTTCCACTTTCATTTACTTGTGCATAGCCATATTGTGAGTGCCCACCACTTGCCACTGTAAATCCATTTGTATTAAAAGCACTAATTTGCCCGTATGCACCATAAGTGCCTTCAGCTGAAGTTAAATCTGGATATAAAGAAGTTGAAGTGCCAGGACCTCTTACAGTATCTTGTAATGAATGAGAATATCCTAAAGTTCTGTCTTTAATCCAAACCATATCAGGGGCAAATTTCGTAGCTTCTTGGTAAGTTATATTAGATGCAGTTCCATCATAAGCAGCGTAATAATATCTTGTAGCATTAAAGTTTTGTAAAACTTCAGATGCAGTTAATGCACTACTATAAGCTCTTATTTCACCTACTTCTCCATCAAAATCATAAGTGCCAATATAATTTTTTAATACTCCAATATATAAATCTTCAGTTCCTGCTGTGTTTATAGCTCCAACAGGGGTAGTTGAACCTGCTAAATCACCATTTATATATACAGCCATTTTTCCACTTCCACCATCTGCATAAGTCATTACAATATGATTCCATTTATTTGCTTGTACTCTAACTGCTGAATTACCTGTTATTAAATTTGCAGCAGTTCCAACAGATGCAGTGTAAGCAAATGCGTCAATGTCCCCATCAGCATCATTTAATCGTACATAAAGTTTACTACTACCTCCTCCATCGTATATTGAAAAAAAGTGGTCTACAGCAGTTAAATTATCAGGTCTAAACCAACCCTCTAGCGTTAAATCAGTAGCACCATTAAATGTTGTACTTGCATCTATTTTTAAGTAATCACTAGAACCTTGTAAATCAAATCTACCTCTACCTAACCAATTATCATAACTAACATCTCCAACTATTGTAGCATCGTTATTATTTGAAGTAGAATCATCTATAGTAGTGCCGCTTGTATAACTGTCTACATTTAAATCTATAATTTTATTAGAACTTACAATAGTCCCTGCTGATACAAGTCCTGTATCATTTGCATTACCATCTAATTGGTATAAAGCAACTCCACTATTATCATTAAATATATCTGTAGTTGATATTGTAGTAGATGAGTGGGTTTCTCCATATAGAGTTGTTATTTCTGAAGAAGATAATGCTTTATTAAATATTCTTACTTGGTCTATTTTGCCGTTAAGATTTTGTGTGGTAGTATCTAATGCTCCGATTTTTGGCGAATGATTTCCTAAATTCAAGGATAAAGTTCCTGTTGTATCAGATGAGCCGTTTACATATAATACAACATTGTTACTTGTATCTCTTGTAACCGCAACGTGTACCCATTGACCGACAGACAAGCTATTAACAGAAGTTACGGAAGAACCATAATTACCTATTGATATTTTACCTCCTTCTACTTTAAAAAACAAATAAGTTCCCACATTAGTTCCGCCATCCCAAATTGTATAAATTCCTGCCGTATGGGAAGATGTGTTTAAGTAAACCCAAGCACTAACAGAATAAGCAACATTTCCTGTTCCTAAAGGATTCGATGCAGAAATATAACTACTACTCCCATTAAATACAGCACCTCTATTTATAAACCCACCTATACGTTGTGTAGTGCTGCTACCTGCATAAAGAACTGTATTAAAGTTTTCTGAAGCAAAAGTATTTGCTCCGCTTGTTGCTTCTGCACCTGATTTTATAAGCCTCTTACCAAGCATTAATATTAATTTATATTATAAAGAACTACTTGAGCCTTAGTTGTTTTTGCGTTTATTTCTGCTTCTTTTGTATTGCACTCTGTCCTAAGAGCTGCTCTTGCATCTAAAATATCTTGAGGTATTGCAGTTCCTAATTCTGATTTTCTGCTTGTATACCAATCTGTTTCTGCAAGCTTTGATTTGTAAACAGATTTTAGATTTACAATCTTTGCTGCTTTCATATCAGCTAAACTCTGATCCCAAGTTTTATTACTTTTTGTATAAGTAAATACAGTATTTTCTGAATCCCAAAATATATCACTTAGATCATGTATAGCAGAATTATAGTCCGTAGGTAAAACGACATCAAATAATCCAGCTTCTCTTAAAGAAACATCACTCATAGCTGGAGCATTTAAATGTGTTCCATTCGATGCATACAATACTTTTGGTACTCCTTGATATACCTTTATTGTTCCGTTTTTATTTATTGCTTTTGTTGCCATTATGTTGCTGCTTTACTAATTGTTGCCCATTGTTCTGTAGCTCCATTTGTTACAGCAATCTGAATCAGATTACTTACTGAGCCGTCATATGTTCCAGATATAACTTTTACAGATGCAGGTAAAGTTAATACAAACGATCCTGTAATTACAAGATCTTTCACCATACCTGTTGATACATTTGAAAATGTTAATGTGGTATCTGCTGATAGTGTTTTTGTAAATACTTGGGCTGTACTAAAATCAACAGCACTAGCAGATATAGTTGCTGCTGTTGTAAATTCAGCCCCAAGCTTGTCATATGATACGGCATCGTCATTTAATACCGCTGATGTTACTTTAGTTAGTGCCATTTTTTTATTTTAAGTTATTAAATCCCATTGTTGTTCTTCTTCATTCCATTCATATGCTTTCCCGTCTGTAGGATAAGCTACAGGGGCCTCCCAAAGACAGCTAGTTTCGTTTAGTGTCCAGCTATCAAATGGTTTTGGAGGGATGAATGCATCTCGGCTTTCATCGTATGTATATCCTATCCCAGCATAGTTTTTTCTAAAAGGCGTTCCTCCTAATTTATGGATGCCTCCTATAGTATTATAGGAAGTTCTTTTACAAACTTGCTTAAACATGTCTTGATAAACTAATTCCATATTATAATGTACAGAATCTTCATCTTTTCCAGTTATAACTTTAGTTACAATATTATTATAATTTAAAAGTGCATAATGAGCCATAATTAACTAAATTGAATTGTTCCACTTGTTCCAGCTGTAAATGTTGTTACTTTGTCCGAGCCATCTGTGGCAGTTGAGAACGTTAAAACTGCTGGGCTTGTAGTCTCTGTTATTGTGTAAGTGTTTGGATAGCGTACTATAACAATGCCAGAGCCTCCTGCTCCAGAACTGCCATCTGAAGCACCTCCTCCACCTCCTCCGGTATTTACTGTTCCAGAAGTTCCGCTTATAAAATTAAAATTAGTAGTATAATTTGGACCATAGCCTCCAGCACCGCCGCCTCCAGCTCCTCCAGCTCCGCCAGGTGGTCCATTTGCACCATCGCCAGCGCCTCCGCCAGCGTAAGTAACTGAAGAACCAGTAATAGAAACAGCTAAACCATCTCCTCCATCAGCTCCTTGAGCTTGATTTGCACCATCAGCACCAGCTTGCCCAGCACCGCCTCCGCCTCCACCGCTCATAGCTTGATACCCAGAAGCAAACCAGTTTCCATCGCCTCCATCATATCCTTGAACTACTGGACTTGTTACAGCTGACCCTCCTTGTACAGCAGAACTGCCCTTACTATATGGACTCGCTGCACCACCACCAGAACCACCATCTCTACCAACTAGGGTTGTGTATGGTGAGCCAGCTGGTCTTGCACGACCTCCACCGCCTCCAGTTGAAGTAATTGTAGAAAAAATCGAATCTCCCCCATCGTCACCAGTATTTCCAGCTTGTCCACTTCCAGCACCAGACTTAGAAGCTCCTCCAGCTCCAACTGTTACAGTAATATCTGTATTTGCTGGTACTGACAAAGATGACTCAGTATGTCCAGATAAAGATGATGAATTTGAATAAGACGTTCTTAAACCTCCAGCACCTCCTCCACCTCCTCCAGAAATTCCACCAGAGCCACCTCCAGCAACAACTAAATAATCAACATTTAAAAGAATAGGGTCATTAACTAAAGAAGTTGCAGTTTCATTAGCGGCATTATAAGCTAACCAGCCTTGAGTAGAATCCGAATAAACCAAAGAAACCCCTCCTCTTTCATAGTCAATCTTTACATTATTATTTGAGCTATTTATTTTATTAGATGAAGTTATTATAATTTTATTAGTGTCAGCTGTTCCAGCATAATCTACTAAATGCACTTCGTCACCAGCACTAGGTGAGCTTGGCATTGTAACTGTTATTTCTGCACTTGTAGTATTTACAAAATAACCTTTCCCAGCTACAGCTGTAAAGTTTGCTGTTTTAATTGAAGTGTCCCAGTCAGTTCCTGTTTCTACAGTTACTACTCCTGTTTGTCCATTAACACTTGTTACAGGTGGTGTTTCTATAGTTACTGCTCCTGTTTGTCCATTAACACTTGTTACAGGGCTTGATGTAACATTAGCTACAACACCTGCTGTTATTACTTCTATAGTATAACCACTAAGTGGTGCTGTGGTAAATGTTAATGTAGATCCGCTTATACTATATGTAGATTTTTCTTGATAAACACCCTGAATAAAAACAAACGAACTGTCTTCATCAACATCTGATTGTGTTAATGTAAAAGCCGTTTGTGATCCTGTACCTGTAAATTGATTTGATGCTAAGGATGTGTATTCTGCTGCATCAAAATGAACCACTTCTATTGCAGTTCCATTTGGTGGTGCCGTAGAAAATGTTACAGTCGTGCCAGAAGTTGTATAGTTGTCTTTAGATTGATAAACTCCATCAATATATACTTGTGTTTCATTTTCATCTGAAACGTCTTTAGAAGTCGTATATTGAGTTGTAGAACCATTACCAGTAAATGTGTCAGTATATATTTTTGAATAAACAGCTATAAAATGTACTACTTCTACTTCTGAACCTAAAGGAACTCCTGTAGAAAAAGTGACTACCGATCCGCTTGTTGTATAATTACTTTTAGCTTGGTATACACCATCAATATAAACTTGTGTATTAGAACTTGCTGTTATGTCAGAAGATATAGTGAAAGCTGTTTGATTTGCTGTAGCAGTAAATACATTCCTTTCAATAGAAAGCTCTGCTCCACCGCCTCCAGACCCTGATCCTGCAGTAGTTACTGTTGTAGCAGAAGTAATACGACCTTGTTGGTCTATTGTAATCTGTGGAGTGTTATTAGCATCTCCATAAGTTCCTGGAGTTACTGCTGTATCATCTAAATTAACAGTTACAGCACTGTCTGAAGATTGATTTGTCGTAAATGTTCCCCCACCTGATAATCCAGTTCCTGCAGTTACAGTTAATGTTGAATCGTTTATGTCTGTTAACTTAGCTAATTTAACCCAAGACCCTGCGTGAGCATAGTATGCATATCCTGTTCCATGTACATGAGCAAACATCCCGTGATAGGTAGTTGCAGATGGTAGGTCTGATTCTTGAGAAAAAACATTACCGTAGTATACTTTACCGTTTACCGTTAATATATTATTTGTCTCATCGACATCTATTAAAGTTGATTCTGCTGTATTTGTAGCTGTACCTACCCATATCTTACCTTGAGACAGGTTAGGAACATCATTTGTTCTGCCAGCACCAAAAACTTCAATACTACCATTGGTAGAATGAACTTTTACAATCTGACCAAACCTTTGTATTAAATCAGAACCTGTTGGTTTTGTGCCTACAAAAGCCCCACTTGATCCAACCCATATTGGGTCTCCTTCAGTGTATCCTGATGTAGAAAACCCAGAGGCTCTACCAAAAGCGATTGCATCACCTTCTGCCGCATCTGCTACAGAATCTGTCAATATACCAATAGCGGGCATTGTAGAGGCTGCTGAATTATCAGCCACATCTACCTCTAACACGTTTCCTGCTGGTGGATTAGTTGTGGGCGCAGCACGAACTATTGTTCCTGCACTAAGAGTTCCACCAGATACATTTTTAATTGTAAAAGATATTTTCAGAGCAGCGTCAGCTGTTCCTGCAGCAACAGTAGAAAAAGTTAAATTACCCGCACCATCTGTTACTATTGCTTGCCCTAAAGTCCCATCTGTAGATGGAAGTGTATAGGCATCATTTATCGTTATGTTATTAAGAAAACGATTTGCCATGTTTTAAATTATAATTTCTGTATAAGCACTCTAATTGCGTTTGATGCAGGAGCGTTTGCAAATGTTACAGTAATTTGATTTACGCTATTCCTAGACACATCAGCATACACCGTTTCTTTTGTTGAATTATCAAAAAGCTGAACAATTACATCTTCTGTTCCAAGATTATGTGTTACAGCAATAGCTGTTGTTGATCCATCTCCAATACTAGCTTTATATCTTAGGTCGTCAAGATTAACAGCAATGTCATAAGTTTTTATTCTGTTACCTGTGCCTGATAGTGTTTCTGTAACCGTGACACCACTTGCCCCTGTTTCCGTTATAGTAACGTCCTCTACAGAGTCCGCATACGTTGCTATTCTTTCGTAAGCTCCTCCAGATTGCTGGATCTTCCAGTCTGTATCGCTCTCGTCCCATATTAAACTTCTATTAGCACCTGTTCCTCTTTCAACCTCTATACCTGCATCTTGTGAAGGAGCACCAGTTTCGTCAGAGTTTAATGTGATAATGCTATCCCCTATCTCTACAGTGTTGGAATTTACAGTAGTAGTTGTTCCATTGACAGTTAAATCTCCAGAGATGGTAACCGTATCTGTGTTAGCATTACCTAAAGTTACGTTACCGTTTACAGTTAAGTCGTTTGTTACGGTTAAGTCATTTCCTATTGTTACATCATTTGGAAGCCCAACTGTTATTGTATCACTAGGACCAAACTTACCTGCTGCACTACCTCCTGTAGTTGTTACTTCTATTTCATTTGTAGTGCCATTAATTGTAACTTCTTGTGCAACTCCATATACAAAATCATATATCTGATCTCCTGTGGCTAGAGATGTTCCTGAATTTGTTACTGCACCTGTTACAATAGCTAAACTTGGATTTGGTCCATTTGGATCTGTTATTGTTAACTGATTAGATGTAGTGGTTTGTACGCTTTTAATATCTCCAGACGCATCTACAAAAGATGTTCCATCAAAGAAATATATCCTGTTATCTGTTGAATTGTAGTATATCTGTCCCTCAACAGGATTACTTGGAGCAGAAGCTAAAACATGAATAACTCCATTCTGAAGTTCATTCTTATTTAAATCAATACTACTTAAAAAATCTATTGCCATTGTTTTTTAGTTTAGATATGCCGACCCTGTAAAAGGAGCTGAAAATGTTAAGACTATCTGGTTATTATTGTTATATGTTTGAAAACCCATTACTACGTTTCCTCCAGAATCAACAACTGTTACAGTTGGAAACTTTTGAAGATTGTGGTTTATTGTCCAAGTCGCAGAAGAGTTTGTTTGATTAAAAACAAAAGTAGGCTCTTTAACAGATCCCTGTGTATTGAAATAACTAGCTAATGAATCAGGGCTAAAATTTTTAGTGACTAGACCGTTGTCTCCGTCAGACCCAATCCATAAATCACTTCCACTGATATTAGTGTCTATTGGATATGAACTTATTCTAGGCATAGGTTTACTTTTAATGCAAATTTACAAAAAAAAACAAGTGCTAAACTCTTATACGAAAACACAAAGCCTATGTAAATCTTTATTTAGCTTTACCCTTAAGCTTTTCAAAAGTTCTTAATCCACCAAGTCCAAGCATACCCATTAAAACAGTAAATAGAGGCTCAGAATCTAATTGAGGAAACTCTATATCTGGGTATATAGTTCTTATTATAGGGAAGGCTATAAAATGATACCCAAAAGCAATACCACAAATCCAGCCTATAAAAGGTCTCCATCCAGCAACAAACATACTTCTATGCTGTGCTTCAACCTCATTAATTTTTGTTTGAAGTTCTAATATTTGATTTGGATCAAGCTCCTTCCCTTTGATAGCTTCTCTAAGGTCTAGAGCCAATCCTCCTATTTTACTTCTTCCAGATCCACCACCTCCAAGAAGACTTAATAATGCTTTTAACATTTTATTTTTTATCTTTTAAAACAAACTGCGCTCCAACAACTGAAAGCTTTGATATAATTTCTCTTTGAAGTTCTATAATCATAGCTTCAAGCTGATCATTTCTTTTTTCCATTGTATCAGCTAAAGACTGAAGTGATTCAACTTTTTGTTGTAAAGCATTTACTTCATCTGGGTTTTTACCAATTATTGTATATATAACCACAGATAATGATCCGACAATCATACCTATAATACTAACAAATATATCTTTATTAGATTGAGGTATGTCATTATAAGCTAAAAAAAGCATTAATGCGACTACAAGTATAAAAACACCTGCAGCTCCTACGTAATGTCTGATTTCTTTATTCTTCATTTTTGGTTTATCAGTTTTTGTATTTGGTCTTTTCTGTAAAGTTTCGTTACTCATATTAATTCGTATTTTGTCTTACCATTCAATTTAACTGCTTTAAGGCATCTACCTCTATTCTCGTCTTCAGACACATAACTCACATGAACCCAATTTGGATTATTTTCATCTCCAAACTCCCATATGAGTTGATCAAAATTTATGTTGTCTTTGATATAATGAAACATTTCAGCATTTGTTTTATGACCAAATATGTCATCTATATCAATCGCTCTACCTTCACAATGCTGGCTTCTTGAACTTCCACCAATAGCTTTGTTTAAATCTGGACACCTAAAAAAACTATTAATTTTTATTGGTCCGCCAACCCACTTTCTTAAGGGCTCGAAAACATTAAAAGCGACACCAACCATATTTGTTAATTGATAACCGCTTGGTTTGTTTTCGATACCTAATCTAAGAGCTGTGTTCGATTTAATAGCTTCTGCATATGAAATATGATCGCTAATTTTCATTTCTTAGGCTTTCTTCCTGGTCTAGTTTTTCCTGTAGCAGCTTTTGGTATATCTCCTACTTGATTTCCTACCTCTTTGATTGCTTTTGAAACATCCTTAAGCTCTTGGCCAACACGTTCAACTCGAATAGTAACGTCATCCTTTAACTCTGCGAATTTTTGTTCTAGAATATCAGGAATCATGTTATTGTTTTCATCTTTTGTAAGACCTTTTTTTGTCATCCATATAGCCAAAATATTTACTATAATTAAAGCTACAATGACAGCAATTAAAATTAAAATTATATTATTCATGTTATTATTTATTTAAATGTGATCCGTCACAATTACCTTCTGTATTTTGTGTGTTACCACACTGACATGGTTTAGTTTTCATAATCTTTTAGCACCTCCTCTTGCTCTATTTCGTTTTCTATGTTCTGCGACTATGGTTCCGTTCTTGTGTGAACAATCTATTTTATCGCCCTTTTTTCCATATTTACGATTCCAGGCATTACACTCTACACGTTTTTTGACTTGTTTCTTTTTTTTCTGAAACTGTTTGTCATAAGAAGCTTTCTTGGCTCTTGCCTTTGGATTGCTTTTATAGTATAAAGCTGTTTTGCCTAAATTCATTAGTATTTACTTTTCATTTTTTTACCTGTTTTCTTTGCATATTTTTTAGCTGCAGCTTTTCCTTTTTTAGTATATGCAAATTTTTTTCCTCCTACTTTTGGCATAATTAATCTTCTTTTTTGGTTGTTTTCTTTATTTTAACTTCTCTTGGCTTAACTTCAATTTCTTTAGTAACTAAACCCATTCTGATTTTATAGTCTTGCTTTGACTCGTCTCTACGTCTTGCTTCCATATTTATAAATTTATAATTAAACTTAGTCTTTATTTTTTAATTTTTTTATTATTGATATAATAGTATACCCTATTGCTAACAACATTGATATCATCTGCAAGTAGGGGTTTATTGCTGAAACACTAAACGCTAGTGCTATTAAATTCGCTCCATATATCTTCAAATCTTCCATCTTATTTAAATGCCATATATATAAACGTATCTCCGTTATTATTATACCTACCACTTCTTACTGTAAAACCATCTGAATCTAAAGTAGTTCTGTTTGGTTCATTTGATTCTACATTAGATAAATTTGGATATAATTCTTCATCATTTCCCCTTACTGAATCAATTATTACCCATCTTCCTGTATCATCTGCATTTTTAAGAAGTAAAAATCTCGGCTGAAATCCAAGTCCTGTTATAGATTGGTCTCCTGAATCATTATTACCCTCATAACTCCCTATCTTACTATGTCCTGTAACTGAATACCAACAATATGCTATAAACTTATCTCCACTTGCATTAGTAGCAGGTTTTGTTCCTACTGAAAACACAGAAGATGTTGGGTCTGTACTATTCCAAGGTAATGAATCATCATCAAAAGCAACATCTGCATTTAAAGCTGCTTTTTTTTCAGAACCTACAGCTGTACTTAAAACCATCCAATTATCTACTGAATCTAAAGTTTTTACAAAAATTAGTTCAGGTGGATTTGAAAGTCCGTGACCAACTGTTGCATTTGCACCTGTACCTGTATACTTCACAATAGAAAATCCTGCTGCATCATTAACCGATACAATACTATCTATACTACCCTCTGTGTTTATTTCAGGTAGGTTGTCATCGTGTGAACCTGCCTTGAAGCACCAAGCTACGTAGGTTTGTGAACTTCTGTTTACGTAATAGTTACTCGTATTTGTTTGGTCTACTGTAAATCCATTTATATCAAAAGATTCTAAAGCAGGGTTAGCAGATTGGTCTATTTGAGATATAGTTTGATTTGGTGATATTAAATATTGATTACCTCTAACAGAATCAAATAATGCGTGATGTGATGCATTTGTACGTTCTTTTATCCAAACAAGGTCAGGTTTAAAATCCGTTTCAATATCTTGTGTACTACCATTCCCTGTATAAGTAACAACATCAAAGCTATTTGCTTGTGTTGGTTGTGTTATATCTGGATCTGCTGCTATTGCAAGGTAGAGGTAGGTTCCGCCATTAGCATTATAACTTGAGTCAGTAGAAATATTTTGAAACCCATTAGAAAGAAAATCTATTGCATCATAATCACCCTCTACATTTGATAAGTTAGGGTACAATTCTTTATCTCTTGGATTGCTTAGACTTCTTTCATTATCTAATATTCTCCAATTTGCAGAACTATCAATCCTTTTAATCATTAAAAAAGCAGGTTCAAATCCTGTTTCTACAATAGTTCCATTTGTAGAGCCATTGCCTGTATATTTACCTATTTTTTGATAAGAATCTATATTAGCAAAAGCATAACAAATATAATTATTACTTGTAGCATTTACTGCTGTACTATTTGATATTTGAATAGTTGTAGTATTACCACCTCGCAGTACATTATCAGCTGTTTGTGCCGAGCTAGCATTTAAATATAAATTATAAGTGCTGCCTGATAATTCATCGGAATAAACATACCAATAAGTTGACCCTGTAGTTCTATTCTTAAAAAAAGCTAATTTTACTTGTTGTCCTAATCCATGCCCTATTGTTGAGTCAGCGGTTCCATTACCTGCATAAGATATTATATTAAATCCCGCTGCTACGTTGGCTGAAATATTTGTTGTGATTGTTCCATCTGAATTTGATGATGTACTACTTCCTCCTGCTTTCCAACACCAAGCAACATAAGAGCCATTTCCTGAATATGTTCCACCACTAGGCCCATTAATTTCATAATCTCCTGCACTTGTATCTTTTACAGTAAATCCATTAGAATTAAAAGAAGTTACACCTTTATCAGTTGATGTTCTGTCTATTTCTGAACTTGTTGTATTTGCCCCTAACTGTTTATGCACACCTCTAATAGAATCAAATATTACGTGATTTGCAACACTTCCTGTTCTTTGCTTTATCCAAACCAAATCAGGAGAAAATTTAGTTCCTTCTTTAAATGCTACATTAGATGCAGTTCCATCGTAATTAGTTTCTGAATAAGCTGAAAATCCTGTAGGTACAGTATAAGCAAAATCTCCTTCTCTAAATCTAAATGTTAATTGGTCAGAAGTATTATAAACCCAACCTGCTGCATAGTATTCACTACCTGATAATGTAAAACTATTAGTTCCATTTGATGGGTTTGCACTATTAAACCAATTTCCATTTTTTCCAAAATATACTTTTTGATTATCTAAATCTAAAGCACACATTATTACATTACCTATTGAAAAATCGCCTAAACTTTCATTATGTACACTTGAGCCATTATTTATAACATTACCTCCATTAAATACTGCCCATTCATCTTGACTTGTACCACCAAGATATGTTGTCATAGTACAAGTAGGACAAAGTAATCCCAAACCACCTCTTGAACTTGGGAAATAACTTGAATTATCATAATACATTTCAAAATACCACTTTCCTGAACTTTTACTTTCTGTAACTCTTGTTGATGCATAAGAGCCGCCTGTATTACCTGCTATCTTTCTGTTATTTACAGTATATGCAATAGAACTTGTATTTATTGTAGAATCAAATGCAATTTCAGTCACACTATCTGTAGCATTTGCATTAGTTTCAAATTCATAAAGAGTAACACCACTACCATCGCTAAATATATCTGTTGTTGATTTAGTTGTAGAAGTGTAATCATCTTCTTGATATAAAGTTGTTACTTCTGAAGAGGATAATGCTTTGTTAAAAAATCTTAATTGGTCTAATTTACCATCAAATTCAAATCCACTCGACAACTGATATGTACCTATTTTGACATCTCCTGTATTTGTTGAGACAGTACCTGATAATGTTTGAGTTGCTTTTAAAACTCCATTAAAATATATTTTAAATTCTCCACTACCATTATGTGTTACAACAATATGTTCCCAATTTCCTGTAGTAGAATTTGCTCCTGTTTCTAAATTACTTATTACACCATTAGAAGTATTATGTATCTGAAATTGATAACCTTTGGTTGTTCCGAAATATTCTAATTGCCACCCATAGCTTCCACTACCACCATTAGCTTTGTCTATAATAAAATCTCTATTTGTTGTGTTTCTATTAACAAAGAAACTCATACTTGTGGCATTCACAAAATCAAAAATAGAACTGTCAGGAATTGTTATTGTACTATTACTCCCATTAAATACTGCACCTCTTAATATTTTACCCCCTTCTATTTTCTGTGTGCCTCCATTACCTGTATATGTAATAACTTCAAATCTTTCAGATGGTAAAGGAACAGTTACTTCAATACTAAACGCTCTAGCGTTAGTTTGATTTTCATTATCAGTAGCTGTTATTGTAAAGTTATATGTAGTATTTGAAGATATAGATGGTGTTGCTGTACCTGTAATTGCTCCTGAAGATGTATTTAAAGATAATCCTGTAGGTAAAGCTCCAGATGTAACAGCATAAGTTATTGCACCTCCATCTGGTTCTGTTGCAGCTACAGTAAAGTTTGCGGTAGTGTCTTTTACTACAGATCCTAAAGATCCAGCAGCTGTTGTCCAAGAAGGAGTTGCGTTATAAATAATAACATTGCTTTGTGTGGTTGTACCACCAGCAGCATTTCCTAATACTAAATCATATGTTCCGTTTGCTAAGGCAGGGGTGGTAACAGAAAGCTGTGTTGCAGATAAAACGCTTATAGCTGAAACTGATGTTGTTCCAAATGTAACAGTAGTATTTGCATCATATCCTGATCCATTAATAATTAATGTCTGACCTCCTGCTGCATTTAAAGCTGTTGTAGCACCAGGATAATCTAAAGAAGTATAACCAGGGCCAGCAACTTGAATATCACCCCATCGCATTGTACCATCAGCATTAGACAATAAAGCTTGTCCATCAGTGCCGTGTGCAGCTCCGCTTAAATCGAGTTGTCCTGATTTTATTTTTGTTTGTGCCATATACTAGCGTCTTTTTTTTCTTTTTCTAAGAGCCTTAAAATCTGCACCTGTAATTACATTTCTTGGTTTAGCTATTCTTGCTATTCTTTTCTGTGCTTCAGAATATTTTTTTCTTCCTTTAGGTTTTGGCATTTTACTATCTTTTTGTTCTGACTTTAGCTTTCTTTGTGTTTGACACAAATTGTGTAGTTTTTCCTACCCTTTTCTTTTTCTTTGCAGTGTTGGCTCTTTCGGCTTGGGAAAGAGAACGTGCTTTCGAGAGAGGAAGGCATCTGTCTGGATTCTTTTTATTTTTGCTTGTGCCACATGGACCCATGATTTTACCGCTGGTAGAAATTCTAACCCACTTTTCATCTCTCCATTTTTTTAAGGCTCCCATTATTTTTTACTTTTTGACTTTTTAGCATAATTTGGATCTTTGCAGTATTTTGATGCAGCCATGTTTGCATACGCACTAGGATATCTATCAAATGTTCTTTTAGCCCAAGCTATTCCTGCAGGACATATTTTATTGCCTCTGTTTGCTTTTGTTTTACTTTTTGCCATATGGAAATATTTCGTTTAAAGTTTTTCTTCTACCTTCACAGCCACAAGGCTTATTTAATGATTTTGATCCAGCTTTTACAATAGCTTTTATTCCTGTAGCTGTTGTAAATGCGTCGACCGTATCCCCAAGACCTTTATGATTTTTAAATAAATTTGCCATCAATATTTTCCTTGTCTTGATTTAGGAGATGATTTAGTGGACCCTCCTTTTCCAGCCCATAAATTTTTACAAGCCCAATATCTTGCTGTCAACTTATTGGTTGCAGAAGAACAATTATGTCTAGCTTTAAAAGATTTTCTTGCAGCTGACGAATAATTATGACCATAACCTTTAGCTCCAAAATGAATTATTTTTTCTGTTCCTCCAGAACAAGCCTTCACCATTCTTTTCTTTCCTGGCCTAGTGCTAGGGCGTGGTGAGTTGCATTTCATCTTAGATTTATCTACTCTCTTTGCCATGGCACAAATATACGATAAAAAAAAGTTCGTTATTTTTGAGTTTATAAATTAAATCTACTTGAAAAGACCAGCGAAAAGGATTCGACAAAAAGCTTCCGATAAATATCATATAGCATATGAAAAAGAAAGAAAATATAATTTTCTCAAATATTGGAGGATTATAAAGTATTATGTAAAAAGAAAATATAATTTATCTGAATCTGATTTGGAAATGCTTCTTTTTCTTTATGATGAAGGTAAATTTAACATGGATAAATTTAAAGAATATGCAAACGTAATGCATTGGGATCGTAATCGTTTTTGGAATTTAAAACAAAATAAATTTATAAATGTTTGGAGAAAAAAAAATGAAGTAGCTAATAGAAAACCAATATACGAGCTATCTGTAAAATCTGCCAGAATATGTAACTTGGTGTATAAGAGGTTGTTACTGGAAGAAAAAATTTCTGAAAACCCAAGAATAAACCCCGTCATGAAGGGCACAACCTATACTGACAGGGTTTATAGAATGGCAATAAAAAAGATGAATCGAAAAATCAAAGACTGACCGCCTTTTTCAAAACATCGTAATCTCTTACGGAAACCCTGCTTTTTAGTTCCCTCATTGTAACAGGTAGACCTTCGTCTTTTATCTCAGCCACAGCATGCTTGCACTTAAGAAACTCCGATTCCTTTTTTATGTCCTTGTTTCGAAGCTTAAGATTTAATAACATCTTATTATCGAAACTTCTGCGCACCGTAGGTGCACTACAACCAAGGACTTCTCCGATTTTTTTCATCGTAAGTTTACCTTGGATTTGGCTGCAGGCTCTCCATATATCAGATGATTCAAATCTTATACTTGGATGAATTAACTGCTGCACAATCTTTCGTTTCTCTTCAATTGGTATCATTTTCGATGGGTTAAAGATAACCTTTCTCTTTTTTCTACAATAAGGTTTTGTTAAAGTTTTTTCCCAAACATCTTCACAAATTGCATCTATTCTTCTATCGCTGTATGTTCTAATAACATGTCCGTTTGATCTATCTGTCATTTGCTTCATGTGGCGTACAAAAACAGAGTATTCAATTTTTGGATTAAGCCACCTTAATTTTTCCGCCACGTACTCTACTTCTTGAATAGAGTTTATTTTTCTTGTAGTCCTGTATAAACTATAATATTCCACTCCTTCAGGAAAAAACAGATATTTCTTTCCTTCGAATCTAAAAGAAGATTCCATAATGATTCTATCTTTTTCATATTCGAAAAGAGGTATGTACATTACTCTTTGACAACGATGCCACTTTCAAGTAGAACTAACTTGATTTCACCATTTATTCTCATTTCAGAAGCAGCCATTCTATCATAATAAACATGATCTCCTGTTTTGACCTCTGTTACTTTGTTTCCAACAGACTCTACTATGCCTTTAACATATCTGACGTTCTTGTCTGTTTTACTTGAAAGTATAACTCCTCCAGATTCAATTTCATCTGTGATTGCATTTACAACTATATATTCTCCTAACGCCTTCATGCTCGTACATTTGTAATTACACAATCTGTTGTAATAAGTTCGCAACAAACACTTACAGCGTTTTCAACTACATTTTTAGTTACTGCTGTAGGATCTAATATTTTATCTTCAAACATATCAACTATTTTATTAGTTAATGCATTGTAACCGATTTTATAATCATCTTCTACAATTTTTTTAGCTATAATTGTATATGATTTGTCAGAAACTCCAGAATTAGAAAGTATTGTTGTTAGTGGCGCAACCAAAGCAATTGATAAAACCTCCCATGCTTTTGAATAAGATGAATCAAGTTCTTCAAAATTAGCATCTTCACAATACTTTGTCACTTCTCTTGAAATATGTAACAAAGCACAACCTCCTCCAGGAACAACCCCATGCTTCATAGCAGCCCGAGTAGCACTTATTGCATCATCCACTCTGTCCATCTTCTCCTTCATTTCAACTTCTGTTGAAGCTCCTACATGTACTGTAGCAACTCCTCCTGTCAACTTCGACAACCTATCTCTTAAGTGCCACTCATTGTCTGCTTCTTTTTCTTTCGATATCTCTTTTTCTAAATGATCTTTCAAAGTCTTTATTGTTTCTGGATCTTCAGGCTCTACAAAAAATACAGTTTCGCCTTCAGACACAATAACCTTATCAGCTCCTCCTAAATATTCTGGTGTTATTTGTCCAAAATCATTTCCTTGGGCTTCTGAAAAAACTGAAGCTCCTGTCATAATACCCAGGTCTGATAATAATTCATCTCTCTTATACCCTATTCCTGCTGGCTTTACAACACAAGCTTTGAACCTTCCTTTGTTGTTATTTAATATCATAGTGGCTAGAAACTCATCAGAGGTATCAGCAACAATGATTATTGGTTTACTTTTTTCAGCACAATACTGAAGTATAGGTAAAATCTGCTGCGCACTTTGTATTTCAGTAGACGATATGAAAATAAGGGGAGACTGAGCAACAAATTCACGTTTATTAATATCCGTGACTAAGTGGTGGGATGCCCAGCCTCTATCAATTTTAGTACCTTCTTTTATTGTAACATAACTTTTTTCATTGTAAGACTCTTCAACTGCTACTACCCCGTCTTTACCAACTTTATGATAAGCATCTGCTATAAGACCTCCTAATAATGGATCGTTGTTTGCAGATATAGATGCAACTGCTTTTAGTTCTTTTTTATTAAGCTTTGAACTCATCTTATCTAATTTTTTAAGAACAAAGTCTTTTGCATCATACATCCCTCTTTTAAACTGATGCACGTTGCTTATTTCATTTCGAGTTATCAATCCAAGTATAGAACTACAAAGTACAATCGAAGAAGTAGTCCCATCTCCAGCCCGAAGGGCTGTTTTTTTACTAGCCTGACGAACTGTATTCATCGCTAGGTTTTCTATTGGATCTTTTAAAAGAATGCTTTCTGCCACCGTAATACCATCTTTTGTAACGTGTGGTCTTCCGTGAGCATCTTCTAGTATAACTGTCTTTCCGTTTGGCCCTAATGTAGACCCTACAGCTGAATTTAAGGTATAAACCCCATCAAGCATTTTGGTCCAGGCTTCATTCTTAAAAGTTATTTGTTTTTCTATCATCGTAAATTAAATTTGCATTAAATGTATATTTTATTTATTTTATATTTATTATATATATATATTATATAATAGCAGTATAATAACTCTGTTGTATACAATAACTCTGTATATACTAGTAATTATACGGTGTATAGCAAACCCCTTCAGTGTGCGATACTTCGTGCGGAATAAAAAACACAAACCCCGCAAACCATTATTATTACTAGGTTTATTATCATTGAAACATGTGCGGAGTTCGTGCAGTCCCATTAGTCAATCGGGTGATCCTTCATATTAGCCACATGTGACCATTCCATCACTAGCTTATCGATTTCCTTTAGTTTATCGTGTATATCAACTGGTAGTTCAAACATATTATCCGTTTCGATGAGGTTACCTAAATCTTTTAGAATAATCTCTACGGCTTTATTTCTTATCTCTATCATTGTTTTAACAGCAAAGTATCTCTCGGTTATTAAGTGATTTATAACCATACGATCAGATCCCTCGTGTTTTCTTATGTGACGGTACTCTTCTTCTACTGTCCGCCCTTTGTGGTCGTTTTTTTTAGGCATTGTATTAGATTTAATTAAAAAAAGCCCAGGTATTAGAAAAAAACATTCAAATAAAAGACAAAACCATAATCTAGATACCTGGACTTGTCCAAATGAAACTCATAACAAATATAATAAAAATGTGGCATAAAAAAAAATAGCCTAACACACCTATATAATTACTTAATAGAGCTTAAAAAAGTTGCCACATGTTTGGGGCAGTTAAATGTCTGGAGTAAATGGGTTCTCTTACATATCAGGATAGTTACATAATTTAGAAAAACACTTTCTTCAGACCCACCCCATCACTTCGCAGTCACACTTTCTCAGATTTTTTTGCCTTTTTTTTCTCAACTGTGCCGTTTTATTACCCTTTTCGCTTCATGCCTTCGCATTTTGCGATAAAATTCACGCTTTTGGAGAGGTGGGGCTATCACACCTGCCATTATCCCACCCCCTTAAATAATTGTTTGGTGTTGGCTTTACAATCATTGTCTTCACTATCAACATCTTAACGGCTATACAAATAAGATGTTCATTTCACAATATATTTTTGATTGCAGCAAGATTACAATGAAACAATATGCTATCATACTTGCATAGCAAAAACATTTTGTAAACAAAAGTTTATTGCTCTAACAAGCATTCCCATTCGGTGATAACATATTCTATCATTGTGAAGTATAAGCATAATCAAAAATTTATTATTATGAAATTCACTACTATTACATGTACAGTCGTCAAAAGAGTTCAACGTGAGCGCTCACAATCAATACGTATTGCTCACGTATTTGGTGAAGTTACTAATCCAGAAACTGGTACTACTCGTACAGTACAGTACAAAGATTGTTGGTTACCTTTCGAATGGTACAACAAAAAGAATCAACGCAAGCAGTTATCATTTACTGATGCACAGCCAGAGGAAGTACAAGTATACAATCCTATTACTAAATCAACTGAAACACATATCAAAAGATTTACATTCTATATTCCA